TTAATATTCTCCCACTGATACTATTTGTCCAATGTGGTTAATTCGGATCTTGACAACACTATTACCAAAAGAAAGTGTTTTATATTGTTTATAAGCAATATCTTTCAACTCTTTCATATCTTTCACTGTTGTTTCCAAATGATGTCTAAATTTATAATCTCGAACAACATTATTTCCATACATAACTTTTGACATAGTCTGCACCCTAAATAAATTCGGACTAATCATTGCATAATTATCCGGATTCAACAAATCCACCTCCTTCGGATTGAAGCCTGTCTTTTCATTCGGGAACACGAAATATTCATTCTGCTTCATGCTAAACAAAAATTGCCAACCTTCACTTTTTCTGTAATCCTTATCAATAATAGGAAGTCCTAAATTAGCCCGTGTTACAGCCTCAAAGAAGGGGACAACCACCTCGTCCAGTTCATACATCAGATTACCATCCTCATCAAACGTCACCTGTCCTTTCTTGTCTAAAACAGGTTTACGATAAATAGCCACATGATGGTTGTTTCCGGTATTTACAAAATCCACAGGGATTTGTTTTCCATTTTCATCCCATATCGGATTCCCATTCTTATCTTTCTTCACGTGTATCGATTGGGCATTATTGATTCCTCGGATGCTAACCCGCTTGATACTTATCCCCTTTTCCTTATTCAGCCATATCGGATTTTCCCAAAAATTAACAAATGCCTTTTTGGGATCTCCACCGTATTCTTTCAAACGCCGTTCTAAAATAGCACGTACCTTTACATCAACTACTTTATCCACATTCAAAGCAGGATCGACCGGTTTTCGGATAGTATAAATAGTTTCAAATTCAACTGTTTGTACCTTCTCCGGAACTCGTATGGTCTGATACTTATCAGCATAAAGCGGATTCTTTTCCAATGCATTTTTTCCTGTAAATGCTTTCTTTGGATCATTACCGAATGTTTCCAACCGTTTAAGTAAGGCATTTCGATAAGCCCGTTTACTCACAGTCGCTATTTTAGCCGCATCAAAAGAAGCATTCACCTTTTCTATTTTTGTCACATATTGTTTGTGACTACCATAAACCGTTTCCAAATGCAACTGACCTCGCGGAGTTTGCTGTATCTTCGTATTTTCACCCTTTCTCTTTTTTGTTCGATTAACATTGACAGTCACCACCTTGTTCTTAGCTTTAATAGATACCAGCAGTTTTTCCAAATGCTGTTTGGCTTCTATCCGGAATTGCTCCAATGGAATAGGAGGCAAAGCTCTTCCTTTGTCAAAATAACGGGTCTTGATACCTATTATATTCGTATGGTTTCTATTGCCTGAATCTTGTGCCGCATTTTTATTATTGAAATACTGAATAAACGCATCCTTTGTAAAAGCTACCGTCAGCGCATCCATCGCATGATGCCGATGGTCATTCCTTTTTGTCCAATCCTTTATTCTTTTGATTTTTCTTCCGTCCTTATCTTCGTATGTTTCCACAAAACCCAAGGCTTCATATTTAGGCAGGTTCAGTTCTTTCATTACATCCACCAATTGCCAGTCTTCACGCAATTGATCTGTAATGGAACCGGTAGTTGCCACTACTCTACGGCAGATTTCGTTCAACATAGCGAGTGCTTTTTTCGCTATATATTGTGTATTTCTCAAATCCCTATCAATGAAACCATCCGGTATATCCTTCTGTTCCATTTTCAATTTCCGAAGTTTCGCCTTTTTGTCATTGAACAAGCTTTCGCAACGATTTATATATTGTTGCAAGCCTTCTTCTCCATATTTTTCTTTTACAAAATCATAAGCGGTCTTATTTCCCTTTTCTATATTAATAGCCTTATACTCCAATGTCTTGTTAGATAAAGAATCATCAAAAAGACGGGATTGTGGAATAATATGTTCTATATCTATCTCCTTACTGAAAATCTTTTCTTTAGGTATATATTGATTGGAATACAATGTTTTATATCCATTATCTTTCAACTCTTCATAAAGTTTGTAACGGATAATATCATTGCGGCTCACGTTCATCATACCAAATTCATCTTGCAACAATTTACGGATCTCCTCATGCTCACGGGTACTCTTTGCGATAGCTTTCGTCAGTTCCTCACGTTCTTTGGCACTCTTCTTTAATTCACGAGCCAATTCCACTCGGATTTCATCAGGTTTTCCATACGTATCAATGATTGTATTGATTACATTCACCATCTGACTCAAAATCTTTTCAACCACCGGATTTCGGAGACTGTTTTTAGGAAGAACCTCCAGCTTGCCCTTTAAAACCTTATTTTCTATCTCCTCCTTAGTCAGTGAAGATTTGGAATGACGATAACCGGCATATTCACAAGCCACATCATACAGATTACCCTCTTTCAAATAGGGTAAAATCCTTTTGATGGCTTTCGCGCTCAAACTTCCGTAATCATCTTGAAACGAAAGACTGGCTAGCTCTACAGCATATTCTTTCTCAACTCCGCAAAGTTGCATGATCTTTTCAATCAGTTTGCCGTTACCGGTCGACGTATTATCTCCTTCAAAAGAATACAACAGATGCCAAAGTCTGAAATAAGGTTGCATCTCGAGCTCTTTCCCCTCTTTGGTTAAGTCAATGGTAAACAGATTCGTATTCCAACCTAAATCGGTAAAGATAGTTCTTAGCTGTCCGATTATCTCATCTGCTGGTTTCTTAAAATCCAACGGTTCGTAGCCATACTTTTCTATCATTTTGCTATAGGCAGAAAAGAGAGAAAACCCAGTACGATTTCCATCTATTTGTTTGAAGTTCAAATCCAATTCCTGTGGATTTTCAAATAAGAGCTTCAACACATCTGCTTTCTTCATGTTTTCTTTTATCGCAAGTTCTCTTGCCAGTATTTCTTTTTCTTCTGGATACAAAGCCCTACTTTCGCTTGCCGACAAAGCATTTCTTTTCTTCTCTCTTCCCAATACCTTTATGTCATTCAATGTCTGCCATACCTTAAATTCCTGAAACAATGGATGCGAACGAGGTATCACCTTGCATCCTATGACTTTGGTCTGTTTCTTTCCATCCTTTTCTACTACAATCTCCAACCTTTCAAACTCACAGAAACTAATCAAGCCTTTCTGACTTTTCAGACGTCGTTGGTAAAAGATGATCATATCGCGAATCTCTTTTTTCAATTCAGCTGTCAATTCCTTATGAAATTCTGCCTGCTTTTCCCAAATTCTATCAAATTCATCCAAATAATCCTGCCGATAGAATACCATATTGCGCAAACTTGCATGGGGATTCTTGTCTAACTCAGCCATCTGATACTGTCCGACCGTTTGATGATTAAAGTATAACACTTTGCTCCTATCACTAATGGCTCCCAAATAACCACTAGACGCATTTATCTGACCATTGATCTCTTGCAAGACTACGGCTATCTCTTCCAAACCTAATTGTTCAGTAAGAGCTTGCGCACGCCAACGATAATTTTCCTTTTTCAGTTCATACCCCTTAGTCGTCCGTTTAAGACCGACAAGTTTACATTCTTTTTCTATCGTTTCATTCTTTGCTTCTCTGTCATTCCAGCCAACCACTTCTTCTTTCCAAACAAAATAGTTAGCCAAGATAGCCCATGTCTGGCTTCTGTTTTTTCCTTTGATTTCTTCTTTGGCGGCATCACAGAAAACATCAGGATGAAATTGCTTTTGAACACTCCATATTCTATCCAACTCTTCTTGCAAATCAGAACGGTAAAAGTCTGGCAAAACTTTCTTGCCCGATTCAAGTAACTGCGAACAAAGTTGCCCCGGAGTCAAATCCTCCTCATACAGCTTTTTAGCAATCTCCATTCCATCAATCAAAACTCCATCTTCTTCCTTTTTTACCTTTCGACTACTTTTATATCCACGTTTTTTATTAATCATCAATAAGACACGGGATAGTTCCTCTAAAGAAATCTCTTCTTCAGCAGCTTTAGCCCGTAAACGACAGGTTTCAAACGTAGTTCTGTTTCCTTGTTCCGAAAGGATAGTTTCGTCGGTAATAAAACCCAGCTCTTTCAAAAATTCAACCAACGCATCACGACGTAATTTATATCGCTGCAAATTACGGCGCATACTTCTTTTAAGAGTTCTTTCCGCATTTGTAGTGATACTTTTCCCTTTTTCAAAGTTCTGCGTTTCATCTACTGTCAAAGGATTTACTCTCACACCTAATCGGATGATTGACGAGACTTCCTCATCTGTTTCAGCTTCGTTCACCAACGCCCACCCTATACTATTTGTCCCTAAATCCAAGCCTAAAATCCTTTTCATAGTATGTTATCTTTACATTTTCCCAAATATAAAAATTTTATTTCAGAAACACTTGCACGCAAGCATTCCATTTCATATATTTGTCATACTAAAATGAAGCAAATCACAATAAGGATTATTCCGTTGTGAAAACATTAGGTTCCCTCGCCCTTCTGCGGGGGATTTTTTTATGCTACGAAGTTCTAAAATCAGCCTAAATGCCAGCTTGGTAGAAACCCGTGGAAAGGACAGTATATCTTCTATGCCACTTGCAGTATATATTAAATGACAAAGTAAGTAGTACTTACTTTTACGGCATATTCCTCAATCCTGTCCATTCCTAAAATCACTTGTCACTTTTGGGGTAGTTAAACAACTTTACTTGTCAATAAACTCATGATCCTCCTAGCTTACTTGTCACTCTCTGATAAAGCCTACCAAAAAGCCTGTCATCAAGAATGGACAATGGATATACCAGAGTGATCCATATTCTCGGCGTACAAATGTAAGGAATCAAAAAGAATCAGGGTCTTTTTCGCCAAAGATTTTTCCCCGGCAGTTTGCCTTTATACACCTCCATCGGGCACTCCATTCCGATGCTCATATGAGGTCTTCGGTTGTTATAAAAGTCAATCATACGATTGATCTCATTGATCGCCTGTTCTTTATCCCTGTACATTTCCTGCTCGTATATCCATTCGACCTTGAAGATCCCGTTCTGTCTTTCCGCCATGGCGTTGTCTGTCGGCTCATATCCTTCTGTCATGCTTATCCGTATGTGATGCTCCATGAGGCAGCTGACGTAAGCCTCGCTGGCGTATTGTGACCCCCTGTCCGAGTGGTGTATGGTACCGCAAAGGTTGCCGCCTCCGGCGATCCGGATCGCCATGCGCAAGGCCTCTGTCGTATGCGAGGCGCTGAGACTGTCGGATAGGCACCAGCCCAATACGGCGTGCGAATAGGCGTCGGTGACAAGATGCAAGTACAACACGTCCCCCAATATCCACACGTACGTGATGTCCGACACCCATATATGGTTGGAATACCGCGCGTCTTTTCCCTTGATAAGATTGGGGTACCTTTTATAGACATGATTGGAGTCTGTCGTACGCCTACGTTTGTTGGGATTGAGCTTAAAGCCTTTTGATTCATAAACCTTTAAGAACGAGTCTCGCCCGAGGGTCACAGCATGTCCCAAATCCTTTTCCAGTAAATGGAACAGCTTGAAACCTCCGATACGGGGACAACAAAGACGATAATAGCCTATCATGTCAGCAAGAAGCTTGACGCGTTGTCTCTCCGATACATCCGCCTTCATGTTCGCGTAATACCATTGGCGTTTCTTTCCAAACAGCCCGCAAAGGGTAGCCACACTCTCATGGGGATACTCCTCACGTAACGCCGTTACTGTTTGGCACCATCTTTTCTGAATATACTGATGCCTTCTTCCTCTTCCGCTATCTCTATCATCTTCTCGAAGGCACGGCTACGCATCTTCTCCAGCTCCAAAGAACGACGCAATTCCTCTATGCGCTTTTGAAGGGACTCCATATCTGTCAAATCCGATTGCTTGGGAACCATCTGTAACCTCTCTTTTGTTTCTGATGGCAAAGGTAACTGGTCCGATCCCACTGGGTATTCTTTTAGCCATCTATATATGCAAGGAGGGCTCAAAGAATATTTCTTCGTTATCGCATACTTGCTCATTCCGCTACTGTAATACTCGCGTAACACGGATAATTTAAAGGGTTCCGTGAACACTCTTTTGGGCTTTCTTTTGATCATTTCTATACTTTTTAGCCCCTTAAAAGTGTCAAGCTATTTCAGGACAAGACACAGTCGGAAAAAGAAAGAACCTCTTGTCGATCCCTCCCCCCAAAAAAGTATCTTAAGTACATCGGCTCACGCACCTAAGATACTTTGCCAACGAAGTTATGACACAAAAAAGGGAGACTCTTTTAGAATCTCCCTCGTGATCGGGCTGGGATTCGAACCCAGGACCCACAGCTTAGAAGTATTTCTCCATTTTGTATCGTATCGATTTATACATCAAATATTTATTATCACGTTTTAACAGGGCAAGGATACGCTAAAGAACATCATATCATTTTTGCGTATGGCTTTCTCGTTAAAATCTCACGACTTTAGGCTTTTTCTGTAATACATAATATAAAGCCCTCACGCTATCTAGCGGTAAAGAGAAATCGGAAAACTCTGGAGATGGGTTTAGTGAGTGCAACGTTATCTTACCCTCGTCCATATCGCAGCCTGTCATCTGCTTTATGAGGACGGATGTCCCAAACACGACAACCCAATAAGGATGATCCTTATATCGCAGCCCATCTCTCCAATGCGATCTATCCAGCTCCCTAACAAGGACGACATCGCCTTCCTCAAAACTCTCTCTCGTCCCGTTGTCCATGCTGTCCCCTTTAACCTCAAAAGCTAAATATCTCCCATGGACAATCCGATCCCATTCGAAAGACTCGGTCTCCCAATCCTCCTTATCCGGATCAAGACGATCGCTTTCGTTAGCAAACCTGCCATAAGCGCAAAACGGCACCTTGCTGACAGTCATACGATATCGACCATTTCCTAAGTCATAGAATTTAACGCCATTATTATTCTCAATTAAGAAATCTCCTTTTTTATCAGCAGACGCAGACACAGCTTCGACAACCACAGGAGAAGATTTTAGCATATCACCCTCTCCCGTAAAAAGCCATCCAGGGTTAACCGAGGGAAAGGTTGTCAGTATTTTATCCAATACCTTTTTACCATTATCCCTATTTATCCAATTTCCAACGACCTGCCTACTTACTCCTACCTTATCGGCAAAATCCGAATTTGACTCACAAAAATGTGTGATAACTTTTAAAATCCTATCTCCGTTAGCTTCCATATTCATATATTTGTTTACACACATCCACTATAAATGATGTAGTAATGATTATTCTGGCATGACTCAACAATATCCCGCAATCCTTCAACGACACAAGCTAAAGCCAATAAATTCAATAACAATATATTAATACCATATGACAACATAAATAATCATTACGTAATAAATATGGTATCAAGAGATAAAAACAGCATCTTTCGCTACATATATTTTAACAATACAAGCCTCATATAGTTAAACTATACTTATGTAAACATTATTGTTTAAAACAAACTTGCTATGTTCACATTTTTGTTTACCTTTGCAGTAAACAAAATAGATGAACATTGTTTACTACAAAAATAATAAAACAAATGAATAAAACAGCAATAAAGACAGTAAAAGTTAGAAGCTTAACATCAATACTGAGAGATCTCGGTATTGGAGACACAGTAAAAATCGATAATAATATATTGAGTGTCAAGTCTATTGTATGTAGACTAAATAAAGAAGGATACACATTCGTGACTTCGACAAAAGGCTTAGAAAAAGGTATAAAGGTAAAACGGGAAAAGTAATGATAAACGAGGAAGCATTAAAAATAGTCCTTAACGATAAGACCTTTGGGCAAAGGACGGCAGCCTCCATAGTAGGAGGACGTGGAAGGCTCTACGATTTGGTAGGGAAGGGACTTATCAGATGCGAAAAACCAACAAAATCTCAGAACGGGAAATGGTTTTGTAACGCTTGGGATTGCATCAAATACGCCACCTTAAAATAGGTGGATAACGCCGGGTAGCACGTAGCAGGAAGCGTCCCTCTCTCCTAAAGAGGAGTAGAAATACCCCGTGGGTTCGAATCCCACCCCGGTGACCAAAAAAGAGTTCTTTGACTTATTGAGAAAAATCCTTATGGCTATCAAAAGGTATACGAGATATAAACGGGATAAGCGTAAGGTGAAAATACAGGAATGGACGATAGTCCTTGCTCCCGATGTAGTTTAATCGGTTCCGGTATTGGATTTATACATATAATTAATAATGTATATATAATAAGTACGATCCCATTCGGGTATCCTTGCGGTGGTTGGTAAAGAAGACCGTATCGTACTAAATAATACGACTTTTCCTACGAGTCGTATCTAAGATATAGCAGGAGGTTAATACGCCCAAAAGTATGACAGATTGGACAGACAATCATAAGATGACGACAGATCGGAAAGACGGTCAATCCGAGAACTACGGATTTACATTAGTGATTAATACTCCCCCACCCGTCTATGATTCGAGTTCGAAACCGTTGGAGGTTGTGGGGGAGCGAACATTAAAATATAAAGAATATGGAAAATGAATTACAAGGAAATATCCTTGGCACAGGATTTACCGGCAATGGATTCGAGATCTCTCGAAATCCCAATGTAAGCAGCTTAGACGGTTTTTTCGTTAAAGAAAGATGCGATAGATTTTCAATGGCCTTTGCCTCATTATGTACAACGATCACTAGCGATAAAATCCATTTAATAAAAACGACAAAATTATTGAGAGTATGAAAAAGATCCTTTCTATCCTTAGGGGTAAAAAACAGACAGATCGACTGTCAGAGTTAAGGAGTCAAGAGATCATGAGAGCGCTTGACTCGGCGTTAAACAACGTAGAGGAGCAAAAGGTATTAGCCGACATCCGGTATCACGAGGAGATAAACAACCTAGGTGACGACGGGGTAGATTACAAGAGCAAGATCAATCAATTGATCGAGTATAAGGAGACGATTATCAACGCGGAAAACACCATCCAAGCTATCAATGAGATCAAGAACGATCTCGAGAGCGAGGTTGAAGACATCAATCCATGATACCATGAATGAGATTTATTGGATCACAAGGTTAGATGCCATACAAACGTTGGCGATAATCGCAGTATTTATCTTGGGGATATTTACATTCTTGTATATTCTCTTCTGGATTATGGAAGATGATGAAAAAGACAAGTCTAAGTTAAAAAAAATCATCTTAAAATTCGCAGCCTATATATCAATACCTGTTTTTTTACTAGTATTCATTCCGTCTAAAAGGGACATGTTGATGATTATCGGAATAGGCGGGACTATAGAATATCTCAAGTCTAATGATACCGCCAAGGAGTTGCCGGATAAGGTCATCATGGCTATCGATAAGTTATTAGATGATACAATAGAGGAAGAAAAATGAATAAGACCGATTAACCAAGTTTTATAACAATGAAAGAAAGAAGAATCCCACCCTAGGAAATGGCTAGGGCAGGTAGCTAACCATAATAAATTCATATTATTATTCAGGGTTACAGGGGGGTCGAGTTCCCCCCGGCTACCACATTAGCACTGTTTGAAATGTTTATGTGTAATAAAGCTACCAAGACCTTACAATACCGCCGTGAGGCAGGCAATTAGGGAATATTAGTTTTTACTTAAACTGTGCCGGGGTGGGATTCCCCGGCAAACGCTCCCTTAGCTCAGTTGGTCAGAGCCTTTGGGGTCGCCGGTTCAAGCCCGGCAGGGAGCACGTTTCACCCTAACGGGTGCTTATTCAATCAGAAAATCAGTCACAATTTACAAAGCAGGTCTCCGTCCGTGAGGATATGAGACCTTTTCACATCAAGAAATTTAAATCAACAACATATGATAAAGAGAAACCAAGCATGGTTCTGGAAGATATTCCGGGCCATAAAGAGCATTACCATCTTTACTTTTAGGATGGTCTTAGCTACCGTACTAGGGCTAATGTCAATAGTGTCAATATTTGAGTGGTACGATAAGCCATTCAATATCCACCTCTTGATCCTAGGGATTATATCAGTTTTTATTGTGGTACATCAAATCGTGATCATGACCTATGAATCAGAAAAATGATTCCGGGGTATTATACGTGGTACAAGCCCCTTCAAGACTTAACCGCTCAAGGAAAGACTATATACTAGACGAGTTAAAAGAGCTTAGTAAAGAGGAGCTTATAAAAATAAGAAAAGACATTGTAGAACTAATAAACGATAAATAAAATGGCTGCTATAAAATCTTACAAGGGATTTGACAAAAATTTAAAATGCCGGGATTTTCAATATGAAATAGGCAAGGAATATGAGATGGATGGAGAGATCAAGGTGTGTAACAGAGGGTTTCACGCTTGCGAAAGCCCATTTGATGTTTTTGATCACTATACTATGATAGACTCTAGGTTTTGCGAAGTAGAGCAAGACGGGAATATATCCAAGGAGGATAGAGGGACAAAGATTTGCTCCTCGAAAATAAAAATAAAAGCAGAGTTAAAATTGGCTGACATGATCTATCTTGGAGTCGAATGGCTAAAAGAGATCACATCACCTGAAAAAATAAAAACGAGCATAAAGGATAATTCATCCGGCTACGGTGCCAAGATAGGATCATCCGGCTACGGTGCCAAGATAGGATCATCCGGCAACGATGCCAAGATAGGATCATCCGGCAACGATGCCAAGATAGGATCATCCGGCAACTATGCCCAGATAGGATCATCCGGCAACGATGCCCAGATAGGATCATCCGGCAACGATGCCCAGATAGGATCATCCGGCAACTATGCCCAGATAGGATCATCCGGCTACGGTGCCAAGATAGGATCATCCGGCTACGGTGCCAAGATAGGATCATCCGGCTACGGTGCCAAGATAGGATCATCCGGCTACGATGCCCAGATAGGATCATCCGGCAACTATGCCCAGATAGGATCATCCGGCGACGGTGCCCAGATAGGATCATCCGGCGACGATGCCCAGATAGGATCATCCGGCAACGATGCCCAGATAGGATCATCCGGCAACGATGCCAAGATAGGATCATCCGGCAACTATGCCCAGATAGGATCATCCGGCAACTATGCCAAGATAGGATCATCCGGCGACGGTGCCCAGATAGACAGCACAGGCGAAGGCTGTGTCATCATGTGCGCAGGTATTAACTCTGTAGCAAAAGCCTCAAAAGGATCATGGATAACATTATCCGAATGGTCTTATTCTGATAAAAAGCAAAGATATATCCCCGTTTGCGTAAAAACGGAATTTGTTGATGGGGAGAAGATAAAGGCGGATACATATTACAAATTAGCTGGAGGGGTATTTAAAGAAATACAATAGTCCCAAGGCATTGCTTATCGGAGGATCGCATGAGAGACATCTACATCAAAGACCCCGACGGCGAACCGGAGTACGACGGGGAGGAGGACAACGAGGAATATGAGGAGAGCATGGAAGAGCTTAGGTTCCTGTTTGATTCTTATAATTGGTAAACCTGCCCTTACGAGGTGCAACCCCGCCCCAGACCGGCAACCGATATCCTAGACAAGTGGTAGGCCATGACGATATCATTGGCCCGGTGGAAAGGGACACGGTAATAAGGGCAGGGCGGCCGATGGTCTTAGTCCGGGTTCGACTCCCGGAGGCTGACGAATTTAAATACACGATAACATGGACAAATCAGAAGAGATTGACAAATTAGCGATAGCGTTGGCCAAGTTCCAAGGATCGCTAGAGCAACCAAGCCTCAATTCCGAGGTTGAGGTAGAAACTAAAATGGGAGGAAAGTACAAGTTTAAATACGCAGACCTATCCGAATGCAAAAGGGCGGCGAAACAACCATTAGCTGAAAACGAACTTGCTGTATGTCAGCTAATAGAGGATGATTACTCTATCCGTACCATACTGCTTCATTCCTCCGGTCAATGGATATCGTCCAAGGTAAGGATGCCATCTAATACGGCGAACGCTCAATCCATCGGATCGGCCATCACGTACGCCAAGAGATACGCCTTTTGCGCCATCCTAGGCATCGTGGCTGACGATGACGAGGACGCTAACATAGCGAGCGGTAATTCCGCCCAAAAGGAGCAGCCTAAGGAGCAGCCTAAAAAAACGGCAAACTCCAGAGTAAAGAAAGAGCTTACGAGAGATCATCTAAACAATGAGAGCGCAATGAAATCCATATCGGAGTGGCTATACAATAAAGAGAAGATAGCCAAGGAGGCCAACCAGCCATTCTCCGTAGAAAGCGTTATCAGCAATGCTTACATTATAGGAAAGGTAGAGATGGATTCTTTCGTAGAGATATATAACAACTATAAAATAAACAATAACCTGTCATGAGCAAAGAACTAGAGCTAAGCGGCAAGACCCCGCTAACGAAAAGCGATATCGAGGCTTTATCAGTAGACCTTTTGAACCCGGTACTAGAAGGAGAGGTAGATCCCGTATCACACGTCGTCAAGTTAAAGGCGATGCAAGAGACCATCAAGAGGACGCTGGACGATGACCGGATGAAGGACGCCGTCCTTTCCGAGATCGAGAAATACGGGAAGGAGCGCTCTTGGAACGGGGCCACGGTCAAGATAAAGGAGACAGGCGTATCCTACGACCACTCCAATTGCAATGATCCGGTCTACGCTAGGCTGATCGAGGAAAGGATGCTTCTCGATGCCAAGATAAAAGAACGGGAGGCGTTCCTGAAGACGGTGCCGGATAATACCACGGTCGTTGATGACGAGACCGGGGAGATATACACGATCCATCCGGCGATAAGGATGGCTAAGATGTCATACTCTATAACATTCAACAAAAAATAATCCACGCATGCCGTGGCTACGGGACGGTGGTTATCCCCGCCGTAGCGAATAACCGACCGCCCCGCTTATAAATCTAAAATTTAAAATCATAAACATTATGGCGAATTTATACGGCTCAATCTGCTTGAGCGACATACCGAAGGAGTTGATGAAAAAAGTAATGACGGCCAAGGGAGAGAAGATCTTCCTCAATATCTCGATCGGGGAGAAAAAAGAGCCTGTCACGTTCGACAACCGCACCTATACGCATTATGTGTCTTGCGCCCCAAGGAAAGAGGAGCGAAAGGAAGGTGTTTATTACGGCATAGGTGACTTGATGGAATCCACGTTCAAGAACAACATCCCCTCACCGGAGGATATCAACAACGCCCCATCGGTCGATGATTCGGATCTCCCCTTTTAATCATGGAACTATACTTGCTCAACACCGCCAGCGGATTGAGGCCATGCTATGATTCCGACTATGACGAGAAGAAAAAGCTCAAGCTAGGCAAGATCTACAAGGCCAAGATAACGCTGGCACGGAACATAGATTTCCATAGGAAGTATTTCGCCTTGATAAATTGCGCATGGTCTTACCAGAACGAGAAGACCACGGCGCATTTCAAGGAGAGCGTGGAGTGCTTCCGGAAGACTGTAGAGATCGCCGCCGGGCATTGCGATACGGCCTATAGTATATCACGTAAGGAATGGATAGAGATCCCGAAGTCGATAGCCTTCGACAAGATGGACGAGGCCGAGTTCATGGATCTCTACGAGCGTGTGAAGGACGTGCTTTTCTCGGTATTCCTTCGGGGGATATCAGAATACGATTTCATGAGAAACCTATCTAATTTTTAGTCATGAGAAAAAGCGACAGGCCTCCAAATTACCTTATCAATAAGATCGTGAGGCATGCAAACATTATTATCACAGCCCCTTATGGCAGCGTCAGATACATGGATGCGGCCAGACTCCTTAAAAAGGAGGTCAAGAAGCTAGAAACCTATAAGAAAAATGAGAGATCTTAAATACTGCCTCAATGAGGATTGCTGTAAAAGACATTGCCTCTGCCATCAACGGCAAAAACATTGGAAAGACCCGTCTAAAAAAGATGGGGAAACTGTAAGGCCGGAATCGGCCTTACTTGACGGGAATACTCCTTGCAAAGGGTATGTCCCACAATACGAAAGAAGAAAATATAATATTAAATATTAATGATATGGGAAAGAGAAAAGAAGGTTCTTACAACTTTGACAAGAACGTACAAATGTTTTTGGCTTGCGCAAAGGACGATTACCGTCCCGCTATGGAATGCGTATATTTCAAGGGAGATTGGGCCTACGCCAGTGACGGACATATTATCGTTAAAAACAGGATATCCGAATGCTCAAACCTTGACGAAGCCATGATACAGGCGTTAGACGGCAAATTACTGCATAGTCTATTTTTTAAGGACATGTTGAAATATGATGACATCCTTATCTCTGATGACGGAATAGAGTGCCATAAGAAGAATGACAAGGCGTTCTTCTATTTCGCGGATGAGAACTTAAAATATCCAGACGCAGAGAAAGTGATACAAAATTATCAGGCAAAACCCAGCGTTCCGCTTCCTCAAATATCCTTTAACATGGGCTTATTCGACATAATGAGGAAAGCTTTATATGAATGCGAACGATGCACGGCTACTTTCAAGGGCGTTAACGATGCCATCATTTTTGACAGCATGGTAGAAGACGTAAGCAGTATCGGATTAATCATGCCTTTATACAATGAGGCACTAAACCAACAAATATGAGAAATTTTATCAACAAACATTGGGTATTGATATTGGCCATAGCCTTTATTCCGGCAGGGAACAGAGTTTTTAACCATGTTGACGCATGGCTAGGAATAGTCATTATGTTAACTAGTTCATTATTTATAATTTACAAACTATTTAATTTTATCAAGAATGAAAAGGACAAGTTTTAAGTTTTTTACTATAGCGATAATCGCTATGGTATTTTTATCCTCTTGTGAACGTGTAGCACCTAATTACGCTGGGGTATTGATGGAAAATTACGGGAAACAAGGGAAGGAGGATTTCAAGGTCGTATCAGGCAGGGTTTCAACTTGGGAATGGGGCACGGAATTATTTCAAGTCCCGCTATTCGACCAACGAGGCGAGTTCGGAAGCCCTGTCACGTTAAAAGCCGCAGACAATACGGAGTTTAACGCACGCCCCACTTACTCCTACAAGGTTATCAAAAACAGGGCAATAGACGTTGTTTTCGATAACAAGCACATAGACAAGGCCGATACGGAATCAGGCAAAGACGGTTTCATGCAATCATTGGAGGATAACATACTAGAACCTCGCATCTATGACCTGATCAAGGAGGAAAGCCGTAAACATAAGACCGACAGCTTAATGGCAGACGGAGGTTCGCTTCTTTTTGAGAAACGCCTTGAGCAGATTGTAGATAAGGAATTCGAGAAAAGAGGTCTTCAATTACTCACATTCTCGGCGCAATTAGAGTTTTCCAAGGCGGTTCGCGAGAAAATTGATAGTAGGAATGAAGTTAACACCAATATTTCGGTTTTAGACCAGCAGATAGCGGAGCAACGGAAACGCAACGAGTTGGAGCAATTGAAAACGGAACAAGCGTTAATCACCTCGAGAGGATTGACTAAAGAAATTCTTTATAAGCAGTTTATCGACAAATGGGATGGTCGTACCCCCATTTATGGAGCGATACCCGATTTAATAAAGATTCAGAACTAAGGATATTAATATTAGAGTGTGTTTTTCATGGTATTAGATTTAGTTTTTATCCCCGCCGTCCGTGAGGATACGCGGGGATTTCGGGCGGTAAGTATTCCGGGATGAAACGTTACGGAGTGCGCATGACGTAAAGAGGCCGGTTCGATCCCGGCACCGTCCACGAATAACAAACATCTAATTATGGAAACAATACAGAATTTAGATCACTTGACAATGGCCATGTACCTTATCACCGCAATACTCGGACTTATAGCAGTGATCTTGGCCATATTCTTACTAATAAACGATAAAGAAAGGAGGAATCCATGGGAAAGAAAAGATACGAATTAGTGATAGCCGTTGACCCGGACATAGATAAATCCGGCGTATGCGTACTGTCTCCTTCAACGAGACAGCTAATTCTAAAGAGCCTCCCCTTCCCTTCCTTGATTGACTTTATCAAGGAGGCAAGAGAGAGATACAAGGGGATAGACATAGTGGTCATTGTCGAGGCCGGATGGCTTAACGAAAAAAGCAACTACCATAAGGCTAGGGGTAAATCCGGCGAGAGGATAGCCAAGTATGTAGGTCGTAACCAGCAAACCGGGATATTGCTTCTCCAGATGTGCGAGCACATAGGGATTCCCTGCGAGGAGGTAAAGCCTTTGACCAAGCATTGGAAAGGGGACGAGGGCAAGATAACCCATGAGGAACTCTCCTACATAGTCGGTCCCTTGCCTAAGAGAACGAACCAAGACCAACGTGACGCTACGATTCTGGCTTGGTGGTACGCCGATCTACCAATAAAAATAAAGACTTGGTGATATGGCGAAGAAGAAAGACGAGCAAGAAAAGGTGAAATGTGGCGATTGCGCCAACGGACATCCTCACAAGGGGCTATGCGTTTGGTGCATCATACATGACGCTGGACGGGTAGCTAACTCCACGAGATTTTGTAACACTTTTAAAAAGAGAAAATAATATGGAACAAGAGAAATTTGATTTATGGTGCGTGGTCGAGTTATTCGGCCATTCAAGGATAGCGGGAAGATGTACGGAACAGAACGTGGCCGGTACCAATATGCTTCGGGTAGACGTTCCGGATACGAGTAACCAGCCCGGTTTCACCCGCTTTCTCTCATCGGGGGCCATATACGCTATAAATCCTGTCTCCGAGGAAGTGGCAAGGCAAATGGCGGAGAACCTGCAAATACAACCTGTAAACATATGGGATGTAAACCACCTTGTAGACCAGAAACTAAAGTCCTTGCAGGGAGGAGAATCCCCAGATTTTGATTTTTAGTATATGGATAAGGGTTTCATAATGCTCTCTCGTAAGTTTTTTTCTAATGAAATGTGGGAAGCAGCCCGGACATTCTCGGAGTGCGAAGCGTGGCTTGATCTAATACAATCGGCACGATTTGAGGCAACCGACACGATCGAATGTATCGGAGGTAGAGAAATAACATATGGGAGAGGATAATAAATCCTCTCTATTTTATAATAATCATTTAGATAACTGTATGAAAAGAGGACTAAGCAAGCTTACCCCCAAGGAGCTATCTATGTTAAATAAGACTATTAAAGGGAAACGGATAGTATCCTTTTATTCTGAAGATGGGGATATAATTAATGAAATGATGCCTTCTTGCGATAAACTTCGAAAATTCAAAATTAAGCATGCTATCATTTATGCACTTGATGGAACAATAGTAAAGCGCATTCCAATCGGTGGCAGAGCAATATATCTTTTTGCAGAGAATCATGGAATAAGCTCAAGAATGAGAGAGGCAATTCGTGAAGAGGCCATGAAACTAAATGACAGTATAAAAAGAAAAGTATTTGAAAGAGACGGTAGATATTGTGCTGTTTGTGGATGTTCTGAAAAACTCTGCATAGATCATATTATTCCTGTATCAAGAGGAGGCTTTACAGTTTTGGACAATCTTCAAGTATTATGTGAGAAATGTAATTTACAGAAAAGCAATATGACAATGGAAGAATTTAAATTATGGAGAAATAAACATGGCACGACCAAATAAAGAAGGGCTAGACTATTTCCCTTTCGATGTTGATTTCTTTTCTGATGAAAAAATAGGCTCAATATCGGGTGAATTTGGCATTAAGGGTGAGATCACCGCTATAAAGCTGCTTTGTGCGATATACCGAAATGGGTATTTCATATTGTGGAATGATGCGTTAAAGATGTCACTGCTTAGAGGTTTACCCGGCATTAGCTTAGAATTACTGGAGCAGATAGTAACACGCTTGGTTAGGTGGGGATTCTTTGAACAGACTCTGTTTAGCACGGTAAGTGTTCTAACTAGCAAAGGTATTCAGGAGCGATATTTCAAGGCTATAAAAAGAAGAAAAGATTCATCTAATTATCCTTACCTACTAGTTAATGTGGACAATAATAAGGTTAATGTAAGCAATAATGACATTAATGTAAGCACAAACCCTATAAAGGAAAGAAAAGGAAATAAAAATAGAGAGAGTCTTAATACGCGTGAGACGCTTTTCGAGAATTTCAAGAATGAGTTATTGGGGGACGAGGAATGGCGCAGATACGCTTGCCAGATATCAGGATTGAGCGTCGCTTTCAATGACCTCATTCCCGGCGAGCTGGATAACTTCCTCGCTTGGATGGTATCCACCGGGGAAGGCGATACGCTAAAAACGATAGATGACGTTAAGAGACGATTCACCTATTGGTGGCAGGGAACAGGACTAAGGGCTTATAATCAAAGACATAATGGAGGAACAAGAAAAGAAACTTTCGGAGGCTATACAAGCCATGCGGGGGCCTACGGAAAAAGAGAGGCTCCAGCAAAAACAGGTGTTCAACCTAGTGAAGAAGCACGCAAGGACTATACAGAACGTTTCTAGGTACGATCTCTCGGACGATACGGAGTACATCAGCCACGCCCGGATGATAAAGGCGCTAGGTTGTAATTACCTAGGGATCGAGAGGCGGCAATTCGAGACAGACAGGGGGAATGACAAGGTTTTGAGATTCCTGTTGTATTATTTCAACGATTGCCCGTTGGCCGAATCCGTATTCCCGGAGGAGAACTATAAGCTGCACAAGAACCTCCTTATCGTGGGAGATCCGGGAACGGGCAAAACGCTCATGATGCAGATATTCGCCGATTACCTGAAATTGACGGATAACCCCAAACGCTTCGTGAACCTATCCGTGACCCAGATGATGAACTATTACAAGATCCATGGTCACATAGACAGGTTCACGTACAACGAGGAGGCCGGGAAAGGGAGCATAGAAGGGAACCCGTTCGATATCTGCCTTAACGATATCGGTCTTGAGACGGAGAACCAGAAAAGCTACGGCACCAGCCTTGACAGCGTAATAGACGAGTTCCTATACGCTAGGTACGAGATATACCAGTCCCATCAGAAGAAGTATCATATCACTTCCAACCTATCCGTCACGGATTTCAAGAATCGCTTCGGAGCTAGGCTGGTGGACAGGTTCAAGAGTTTTAACGTGATAATCCTAAACGGAGAAAGCAGGAGAAGATAACATGGAAATAACAGAGAGATTGAGAAACACCCCTACCGGCTTTGTTATCCAAGTCGGGACAAACAGGGTGCAAGTCAAGCGCTTCGAGGCAATATACCAAGGGAAAGCGGTCGTATGCAGGGGATGCCTGTTCCGGGGCGATGGAGCTAGGGATTGCGAGTACAGCAAGGCTTGCATGGCCCATCTGAGGCCGGATCATGAGAGCGTAGTTTTTGCTAAAACAAATAAGGTTTAATCATTTATCATAGTTGAATACCGTATTCTCTATGATGAGAGTAAATAAAAATCAAATATTATGGCTATAAGCGAAGTTTACAACGAGGATTGTATGGACTATATGAGAAACATTCCTGATAAATTCTTTGATCTAGCTATCGTTGATCCACCGTATGGTATAGGAGAGGACTGGAAGAAAAGGAATAATGGGTATAAATTCAAGGATACATCCTATAAGAATAGCCCCATCAAGGATGCGTCATACTTCGATGAGTTAAAAAGAATTAGCAAGGATCAGATCATATGGGGATATAATTATTACACCCAATATCTAGGAAATACCAACTATTTGATTGTTTGGGATAAGATGAGCAACAATAACGATGTGTTTAAATACTCGAAATGTGAGATAGCCTACGTGTCAAAAAAAATCCCATGCAATCTTGTCTCCATTCCGTGGGATGGATATAGGATGGGACATGAGACCGGAAAGAGAAAGATACATCCACACCAAAAACCGCTCTCATTGTATTTATGGATTTTGAAAAATTACGCCAATCCCGGTGACAAAATTTATGACTCTCATTTGGGGAGCGGAAGCAGCCGTATAGCCGCCTATAAAATGGGTTTTGATTTTTACGCAACCGAGATAGACAAGGAATATTTCAATGCCCAAGATAAAAGGTTTAAGGAAGAATGCCTAGGTGAAATCATATTACCTAGTGGTAAAAAGATAATACAGACATCAATGTTTCAATTATAAATAAAACGATCATGAAAATGGAAAAAGAAACTATAAAGAACAAAGTATTTGAGATCATTGAGAGTAAACGTTATCACAAAGGTCAGCCACTTACGATGGAATCCAAGCTGGAGGATGATCTATGGATGGACAGTCTTGACGAGATAGAGTTATTAATGGAATTAGAGAAAGAGTTTGGCATATCGATCCCTGATGATGATCCCGGACGATGCCTTACCGTAAAGGACGTTGTTGATTATATAATCCGGAGGATGAAAGAATGAGACAATACAACGATTGGGAAGAGATCGACAAGGACACGAACGGCCTTGTCACCTCGCTAACATACATGGTACTTTTCGTTAACGACCAAGCGTATAACTACACGGTATCGCTCATGGAGGCCATTAGGAATAGCGAGCACTACAGGCATAACGCCAAACGGACGGCCAACGCTATCGAAAAAGAGATAGACGCTTATAACACGAACATCTTCCGGATAGCCAAGGCCAATAAGGAGGCGTTCGCCGAGATAACGCAAAGCATGGAGGAGGACGTACAGCCTCATATTGAGAGGTATTATTACACGATCAGCCAGATATTGCTGGATCACGGGGTATCGGGCTCATCTAACCGGATCGCATCCCTGTCATCCACGATAAACATGCTGGCGCAGATGTCTAGGATCACGATAAGCGATTTCGGCGACAGGATGCGGGGGATCGTCCCGTTGGCGTACAATCCCCTTTCCTATCTGGCACTGGACAAGGTGGAGTACCTGAGCGATCGGTTATCAAGTGAGGTCACGGGGAAGGACGTGAGAATAAACTTAAATGAGCAGCCCGGGATCGTGAAGGCGTTCACGGCGATAACGAACGCTATACTTAGGCCGGAGGTCTTTGAGAAGGCTTTTGACAGGGCGGGATAATTTTTCAAGGATTTTATTTGGCGTTTTGGAAAGAAGTGGTACATTTGCAGCGAACTTCATACACATAGGCAAGCGGAAGCCTGCCATATATAGCGGGCATTTTTTATGCTTGTAAGATCGTTGCATCTATATGATATAGCGGTTGTTTCTCCCGTGTGGAGCGTTAATGCGCCCACTGCCTATGTGGTGAAGTTCAACGGGTCGGAAGCAACCGCTTTTCGCTTGCCCTGCTAAATAGGGATGCAGCACAAAACTTTCCTGTAATGCCTAAAGAACTTCAAAAATGGCAGAAATTACAACAAACGTAGGGGCGTTAATCCCCATTAATGAGAGTAATGGCAAGAAAGCCGTTAGCGCAAGAGCTTTGTACGACTTTTTAGGTTGTACAGAAAGATTCCAGTCTTGGTTTGATCGGCAACTACAGTACGGTTTCGACGAAAACAAGGACTATGTAGGGTGTAAAGTATTTAACACCCTTGCGAATCAAGAACTTCAAGATTACGCAATGACATTAAGCATGGCGAAAGAAGTATCAATGATCCAAAGAAGCGAGAAAGGGAAGCAAGCCCGCCGTTACTTCATCGCTTGCGAGGAAAGACTGAAAGAAAGCAAATCAATTAGCCAATCCAGACCATCGTCCGTCACCCCGACAAAAGTCCGTGCCGGAATCGAATGGGTGAAAGGCGTAAGTGAGATGCTGAACCTCAATGACGTTTCCAAGTTGTCATTACTGGAGAAGGTAGCCACGCCACTTGGATTGCCATTGCCCGATTACGTGCCGTCAAAAGGAGTGATGAAGTCGGCTACCGATCTACTCAACGAGAAAGGTTACAAGGTATCACGGAATCAATTCTACAAAAGGGCTATCGAGCTAGGATATATCGAACGTATATCACGTAAATCATCTAAAGGCAAGATCAAATATTTCAACTCCATATCCAAGAAAGGACTCGAATACGGAGAGAATCAGATAAACAAGAACAACCCGAAGGAAACTCAACCGGAGTGGTATGTGGACAAATTCGATTCTCTTATGCTAGTATTGGGATTTTCAAAGATGGAGGAGTTGAACTATGCAGGCTAAAGAATACGATTTCACGTCCTTCAACGAGTTCATTAACAAGGTTATCAATCCATCGGAAATGTGCGAACAATTGACAGACCTTGTATTCAATTACTCATGGTGCATCAACGAGGAAACGGTGGATCGTTTCAAGGACGATATCGCCACGATCTATATGTTGCTAGGGGAGTTCAAGAAACTCGCAGAGCAGAACTAATACTTACCCGGGGTATTCCGTCCAAGGGATACCCCCTTAAATCAACAGGAGAAAATTAGCATGAGAAATAAAGAACTAATCGCTCTATTACAAGAGCAAGACCCGGAAGCGGAGGTAATGATCCGCACGTCCGATGGAGAGTATGAGTACGATCCGGTGGATGTAACATGGGACGAAGAGATAGAATGCACAATTATTCAGGAGGGGTAAATATGAAAAATGAAACAAAAATCCTCAATTTATTTGTCGGTAACGACAAGTATAGACCAGCATTAAACCAAGCGTTCAAGCAAGGGGACATGGTATGTGCCACTGACGCTATCACGCTTATAACAATACCTATATCCTTGATAGGTCTTAGGTATCCGTATCAAGACAAGCCAGATGTATCATCTGTGTTGAATATAAGGAAAGAATGCCATGAGATCATAGAATTGTCTTGGTTGAAGGAATTGTACGATGACGTTCCGATGATAAATGAAACGTATAAGTGCGATGCTTGCGCAGGTACCGGGATGGTTGATTATGAGTTTTGTTTTGATGATATAATCTATACAGAAGAGGAGGAATGCCCCGTATGTCGTGGAAATGGTCATTTAGGCGAGACTGAGGAAATGATAAAAGATCCCCAATATGACATTGACATACACGGGAATCCTTTTAAATCCGGGCGTGTGCTTAAAATGATAAATCTCATGAAGCTTATTGATATCACCTCTTGTGTTCTTGTTTCGAACCCTTCATCTGAACCTAACCTGTTTAGGTTCGAGAATGGGATAAATGTAATATTAATGCCAAGTTTTAGATGATATGAATCAGATTTGCACGAATAAAGAACAATCATCCCGGCTATTAGAGGCCGGGGTGAACCCGAAGACGGCGGACATGTATCTTGACGAGTTCGAATGTCCGGTCGCATTTGAATATAGAAGGATTGAAGGGCACGTGGGTCAAGATATGGCATTCCCGGCTTGGTCTCTATCGGCTTTAATAGACATGATGCCAAAATCGTACCAAGACGATATAGACGGAATGATTTATTACCTATCCGGAAATTTCGTTGAACTCATGTACGCATCGGACAAGATCGAGGATGAGGAAGGCGACAAGACTTATACTTGCGCAAACTCCTTCAACAAGGAGAACTTGATGGACAATGTGATTGACGCTATAGAGTGGCTCATCAAGAGAGGTCACTTGAATAAGAAATTCCTAACAGATAAATAAATATGAGCAAAGAATATAGAGTCGTAAGATACTTCTATGGTTATCCCGAATACACCATGTGTAAATGTGATACAATCGAAGAAGCGAGAGTTAAGCGCAAAGAGCATAACGATAAAGAGAACAAGCCTTATATCAGTTATCATATATTGGTAGATGGCGATGAGAAATTTAGTGGTAAATCCTATAGAACTGAATGATTATGAATGAACAGGTATTATCAGTAGAACAAATGCAACACCTTATTAAATTAGGTATTGACGTGAGCAGTGCAAGCATGAAGTTTATAAGCACCCATCCAAGTTGTGATTATAGCGAAGATGATGAAATCGAGTTTATACCAGTCTGTGTTAATTTTTATGCTAAACAGTATAATGAGAGTGGCAAGACATTTACCTTGCAAGATATGTTGGCTCTCATGCCAAAACAGATAGATGACTATACATTGAATTGGTACATATCAGAAATGATTTTCAGATATGATAAAATTGATTTATTTGGTAAGTTTGAGGTGTTAGAGGATTTATCGTTCTATTTCAACGAGAATGTAACAATCTTAAATGTAGCCTATGGTATGCTCTGTAAGCTTGCGGAATGTGGATATTTAAACAATAAGCATTAACAATGGAAAGAGATATTGATAAGAGACAGACGGTAGAAGAAGCGGCTCATTTCTTCGCTGAAAGCAGGAGTAGCGGTAGTGCATTCCCTGCGTATTATCAGGGATTTATAGCAGGTGCCGAATGGCAGGCAAAGCAATTACCGTGGATAAGCACAAAAGATAAGTTACCTGATGATGAAGATCTGGTAATAACTGGCTGCTGGTGTACTGATTATTTTAAATACTTACAACAGGGTTGGTATTGCAGAGAATGTAATGAATGGTATGATATTAATGGTGATAAAATTTGTGTTACCCATTGGATGCCTATACTCGATCTGAGGAATAGTATTAACCTAGCCTTCTCATGAAGGCTCATAATTGATGGAAATTGAACTATTCAACCTCATTCCATGTCGTGCGACCATCCAACTCTTCCAATTTTTCCGTAATCTCCTTGTTTATGCGATAAGACCTAACCGCATTAAATATTGATATGAACGGCGATAGAATAATACCGATAAATGTTATGGTTGTACACTTATAAAACATCCCTATAACAGCGATCGCAAATGAGACTAGATGTAGTATCAATAATATCCAATTCTTTTTAATAAAATCAAGATTCATATTTATGTATTAAAATTTTAGATACAAAAATACTAAATTAAATGGTAATAGCATGGTTTTCTTGCGGAGCAACGTCCGCAGTCGCTTGTAAGATAGCGTTGAGCCTGTACAACGATGTACAGGTCTACTATATAGATACCGGATCCGGGCATCCCGATAATACTCGCTTCCTCGCTGATTGCGAGGAGTGGTACGGTCGACCAATCCACACTATACGAAGCGATAAGTATAGCAGTGTGGCAGATGTGCTTCGGAAGGGATATATTAATGGCCCTACGGGTGCGGCCTGTACATTGAAGTTAAAAAAGGAAGTCCGGTATAAGCTCGAGAAAGAATTTGGTTGTTGGGATGGTCAAGTATGGGGATTCGATTTTGATCCTAAGGAGATAAACCGGGCGATCCGTCTAAAGCAGCAATATCCGGAAACAAAACCGCTATTTCCGCTTATAGAACGACAGATCACGAAACAGGACGCAATGGGTATGCTATGGAAAGCGGGCATTGAGATCCCTGCCATGTATAAGCTTGGGTATAATAACAATAACTGTATAGGTTGTGTCAAAGGAGGAATGGGATATTGGAACAAGATAAGGAAAGATTTTCCAGATAAGTTCAACGAAATGGCAGAGATCGAAAGAAAGATCGGTGCTACTTGTCTAAAAGACAATAAAGGTAAGATATACCTAGATGAGCTTAATCCTAATCGTGGTGATCCTGTACAAGAAATTATTCCGGATTGCTCTTTGATATGTCAGATCGAGTTTCAAGAGATACTAGATAGACAGGTAAAAAGAGTTCTTGATGGGGAAATAAGTATTAATGATGTAAAATAGTATTAACCGAGCCTTCATGGGAAGGCTCATAATTAAGAATGAATAAGTATGAAAACAGAAATTACAGTAGAAAAGGCTAAAAACGGCTTTATTATATCAAACGTAGCTACGGGCGTAAAGATTGTTGCCACAACAGAGAAGGACGCATCGGACATTATTTCGGAAGATTTGTCACATGTTTTTAATGGCATGAAAGACGGAGACAAAAAACTGATTGAATTTCAAATAGCTAACAGCTAAGAATATAAAGTACGAAATGGTATTATCACCTGAAACAGTCAACGCCTACAAGGAACTGTTGACAAATCCCCAAAAACATGGCTTACAATTTAAGCCATTGCATGAATGTTTTGAAGAAATAGAAGAAGTAACCCCCAAACATTTATTGTTTGAAGACTTCGCAAATTACCTTCAAAAGCCTTTACCCAAAGTGGTATTTTATATCATAATGGATGAATTGTACTCTCATCTGATAGATAAGGATGAGAAAACGAAAGATTTAGGATATAGATTGAAATTGATAGCAAAACAGTAAGAAATCATGGAAGAAAACAAAGAAAAATCGATCAAACTAGCTATAGAAGCTATGAGGCCCTTACCGGTAAACTCTTTCGCCGGATATTGCAGCGTAACCGATGATCGGTCTCCGGAAGAGAAACATCGGGATAATATGAGGTTCTGCAAAGAGATAAATGAACTTCAATCAGATATGCTCATAACCTTGGCCAGCAAGATAGAAACATTCCTTAATGGATAAAAAGAAAAAAATGACATGGAAATACTTGTAAAGTATATGCGTCTAGTCTATCGTGCAAGATATCATAACAGGCACATCAAATGCCGTATCCGGGCCATCACCTCATGGAAGTTTATAGGCTCGAACGACAACGATTCTATAAGGCGGTCTATCTCCCGTCTTACAGAATCGTTTCTTTTCTTGTTATGTGATCGTGTCCTAGTCATCCATGGCACACATATAAATCCAAACCTTGCCTTCAGGAGCGTCATCGTCAAGGAAATAGAAATTTATAGCGTCCTCGATGATTTTCTTTTCAGCGTCATGGTCAAACCATTCCGAGAACTTCACCTCCTTGTCGTGCCAGTTCGCATTAAGAGCGACGTACACATCCCATATGTTAGCGTTGCCCGGTACGCTCATGCCTTTAGCGACGGCGGTTACTTGCTGGATGTTCCAGTGCTCACCCTTATCCTCCCCCGACTTGCCTTTATGGTGCATTGCCGCCACGTCCATCTTAGCGAAATGCTCATTATAATGAGGACCGCAAAAAACCTCATGTATATCACGTATGGTCTCGTCATACGTGTCGGGATCTTTTTCCTTTAGACACTCCATCGCCTCGTCCAGTTCTCCTATGGCCTCCCACATCTTTTTTTCGGATACCATCCCTTTTGAGTGGTAATCCTTCATCAGTTCTTTGTAACGCATGATCTTGCATTTTAAACATTAATGAATCAAGCGCCGGGAGCCGCTGGAAAGGTAGCGGAAATAGTCAATGGGGTAGCCAAACTTACACCGTAGGCACGGTTACAACACTTGACGTTCTCGGGCGTGACTTGGGTGACGAGAGGGGTAAGAGATATCGTGGGAACAGCACCAGCGGCCCCGATAAAAGCTACCTTGAATTGCTCGACCCATTGCTTGGTAACCGTCCTGCAGGATCCCTTGGGCGTATAAGCCACAAGTACGGCGGCATTGATCGTAACCGTCGTTTGCGTATTCACCGTACTTTGCTCGGCGACGGTGAAATTGACTATGCCGGTAGGCTGTACGCCATTGTCTGCGCAATAGGCCTGACATAAATTCTCCACTACATTAGTCAAGTATTGTTGGCTGGTAGCGGCGATCGCAATTGGTGTTAATTGAATCATGATCGTAATTATTATTGATTATTTATTTATCCACATCATCACCTTGTGGAATAGGTTCCTCTGTCAATACCTCGTATGAGCCGGTCTTTTCCGGGACCGGAAGATTGTAACGCAACAACGTCCTTAGTTCCTCCAAGTCATCGGTCTCGAACTCGACCTTTCCCTCAAACAGGGAAAGCCCGCCGTTTCTTATAGCGTCCTCCACCACCTTGTGCGCCAACTCCGGGATAGCCTCATCGGGGATGCCTTGAAGGTACCGAGCCAACATCGGCTCAACTAATGAGGATGACAATCCGTCTAGCAATGGGGATATCTCCTTGGATATGCTCCACATGGGACTTACCCAACCCGTGGAGCGTAACTTAGCGTCTATGTTCGCTATGAAAGGAAGTTGTCCCAACCGAGTTCCCAAGAGACCTTGGATAGCGGGCTGTGCCCACTTATTGAGCACAGCCGCCAGTTTTTGAGCGTTAGAGTACATGGCCATCATCAATTACATCCGCAACATCCCGTATCACAAACCTTACGCTGCGGGATCACCAACTCGCTCAATGCCGCTAGATCCGCAATCTGCTGTTGCATGCACTTCAATGTAGCGGTGTTAGTCCCATTGTAAACGGCTTGGTTCATGTTAATTGAGGCTTGTTCCTCCTTGTTCCTGTTGATGATTGTCAACAAGCGGTCATAAACATCCGCCAACTTTTGGTCAGTGTAAGTGTTGGATTTCAACAAGGCGATCTCCGAGTCCTTAGCGGAAATCTTATCCATCATCCCAGCCTCATAGCGGGAAATAGGCCTGTCTTCGGATGTGATTACCTCAACCGGACCGCCATATCCAGCGTTCCTTACGTTGCCACAACCACCCAAAAGATTCCCGGCGTTCAATCCCAAGAAAGAAGCGATACCTGCGGAAGCTCCCACGGTGTTGTAATTACCTTGGCCTTGCCCGGTGACACTGTACTCCTCACCATTCATTCCTTTAATTCTCATAACCTAGATTTTTTTAATGATCATATCCGGGTTATCCCGGACACCACAAAAATCCACAGAAGTGCCTTGCTAAATAAATATCTCATTGCTAGCTTGTTGCGAGGTTGTTGCTAGTTCTTTGCGGAAGGGGATGAGACAAAAAAACGCCGCCAATTTGTATTGACGACGCTTTTACCTTTTAAGGGAGGCTTTATAATGATATGGAAAGGAGCTCTTCTCCTAATTTATGCAAGGCTTATTTTTTATGGTTGGTTACTTTTTATATCTACCGGTTCCACCTGTTTCCAATACATGCATTGTAGCGTGGTTGGACTAGATATATGTTTTTTTCTATCTGAGTATTTATCGAAACTATTCCTTTCTAGGAATTCATCATACTCCTTAGCTTTTGGTTCATCTAAATTTTTCATATCATTCTATTTTATATAGCATGAAATAATTTTATATGGTAGACAGGAACTCTGACAATGAATCCATGTCCGAAAATTCTTTAACCTCACTGTCCTCATGCATATTCCTCGGTTTATTTCTATTACCTTTTACTATTTTCATCATCAGATCTATAGAGTCGCTCTCATTCTCCATAGAGACCCTCACTTTATCCAAGGCCAAAGCCTCTATTGTATTGCATAACTCATCCGCAAATGATCGAGACATAAAATATACATCCTTAAAATCTATACGTACACATGGGCTATTCAAATCCTTAGCCCTCATATAGATTTTTTTAGCTTCTGTCCTAGAACGAAGCTCTCCCCTTATCAATTCTGATATCACAATTGTCTTTTCCATGATCTTCATTCTAAATATTCATAAAAATTAAACATCCTTTCCTCTTTATATGGTATCCTTAATGCCACTATAGTTCCATCCCATTTTATATAATCAGGAAGTCCTATATATGATGTCTCTTCCTCTGACATAAGATGAAACGCTTGCCCAGACAGCAAAAAATATGTTCCTCCAAGTCCCTTAGACAACATTCTCTTGCAAGTACTTATACCATAACCACGATTCTCGGTATCTGGTAAATTTTTAGTCGATATACCCTTTCCAGCGCTTTTTAAAGCCTCCACATCGTTAGTTATACCTCCCTTGCCAGACTTAACATAACTACCCAGTATACTTATACCATTATCCGCTATGCAAATGTCTATATAACTCTTTGACGGATAATACTGAGCAAATATATAACCAAATTCACTCTCTGAATGTTCAGATATATTGTCAATCGTCTCAGTCAGCATATAAGATAAAGCCTTTCTCAACTCTCCTTCAATATTTAATTGCCTTATCATTATATTCTCTGCTACAGACAGTATATCGTTTTTATGCTATCCTTGCTTTTACATCCCGGAAACTTTATTATAGGAATATATTTTTTCATAGAAAAATATTCCATATAATTATGAAAATCACTAACACTGTCAGCTACTACACCTCCTTCAAAATGAATAGAGTCCAGATAGCTTTTAACACTGTCCGATATATTCTTGCAAACCACATTCTTACCGCACTTATCTCTATAAAGCATAAGAGGCAATAAGAAAAATGGAGTCACAAATGCCGTATATTGGAAGTTCCATATGAAATCATCATCATCGGAATTCTCCATTTTCAGGATTATCCTGAATAGATGATTGAAGGCTTCTCCTATCCTAATATCATTTACCGCATGTGGCATATATATTTCCATAATGAAACTTTTCGTATACAACAAAGCCTCTGCCAAGGCTGGTTACTTGACGAGGCTACAAAATCACCTTTTACGCCGCAAATGTCGCAAAAAATTTTGTTATATGAAAATTTTTTCATAGACAAATCACATGCCTTACAACATAACGCACCCTCAGAGCGTACCGGATAGCTCCTCTTTGACGCTCTCCACCGTCCTTCTCAGATAGTAACTCCTCCTTATCCTGTCCGGATACAAGTTCCGCATCCGGTTGACGGCTTGCCTCGTCATTCCCGTCAGATCGGATATGATATTGTCGCTCAACTTGCGATCGGCCAGTATGGTTATAGCCACTCCCCGAGCGTCAACATTGCGCTCCTTGTTGTTGCTAAACATCATTACCGGATCGGTCCCGCACTCCTTGCAGACTGTCTCTATCACTTTTTTGTAAAAAATTTCCACCTTATTCATAAACTTTTTATTTCGTGGTTTGTTTTACTATCAAGCCGGGCAAAAAAATGCACGGCAGAAAGACATATAAGAATCTTCCCGTCGTGCGTGGCATGAAAAAATAATCAAACTTCCGATCCGATTATTTAGGGAAGATTCTTTTTCTTTATCCTCCCTTTCCGGCTCGTTCTCACGAAGTCACCATCAAACTAATATAAATTATCATGAACAAAAAACGTCAGCCCTTGTTATTCATATAACGCATTCATTCTATTATCAGAGGTTTCCCGGGTGTGAGCCACGGAAGCCTCACCAAATCCTATAGAACCCGCCTATCCCTACATAGGGAGACAACCCGTGTTTACCGATCCCATAACCGGCTATCGCACCGATTCCCCATCTACGTGGGGTGATCGTCTTGGTTATATACTCAGTCTTGCGATAAACCTCGATGTAATCAAGATTAGGCTTGTAACCCGAAATTGAAAGCCGGTAATCATCCGTCTTGTACTCCTTGCTGGTTATGGGTACCGGAACATATACAGGTTCCTTTACCGTGTCACCGTCCAACGTGATATAAACAGGGAACGGCTCCGGTATCGTCTGCACCAATGTCTCGTAAACAGGATACGGGATACTGTCATGGATCGTGTCGGTTATTAATACGGTATCGGATTTAGACACGACTTTATCAGTCACATCCCCCCGGATATGGTAGCCAGCCGTGAAACTGGCTACCAAGCACACTAGTATTAATATTATATGCCACGGCTTCATCTATCGAACGATCATCCAATCCGTAGCTAGCATATCCGTTTGAGATGCTAACCAGCCATTTACGATAGTATCATCAGCGGCTTTCATACACAAATAAGCCGTGAACTTGATCTTGTCCGTTTCCGAGTCACCATATTTATTAGCAACCCATTTCTTTACTGCATCAGGTAAGGATTTAACCTTATTCACGACCATGTCTGTAGACAAATAGTCTTCAGGACGCTGAAAGATAAACATGCCTTTTCCATTCCATCCTTCACGACAAACCAACTCCCCTTTTTTGATAGCCTCTAAAGCTTCTCCAAATGTCATGTTTTTAGTTTTCATTTTATTTACGCTTACCTCTACAGCATTAGGTCTTGTTATTGTTAAAGTAAATTCCACCCAGCTATAACGTCCGGCATTTCAGCCTCCCTACCATTCTCCACCTTGCTCATCCCGCCCACGATCCGGATCATCTGCTCACGATCGTTGATGTTGATAGGATCATCAGCCGGGATACCAGCATAATCTGATACGGCCTTAATGTAAGCGTCCGTATCGTTCTCGTTTTCCGGTGCCCAGCGACCTATCATCTTGCGGATCGTGTCCAGCTTATAGTTCCGGTAATAGTTAGACAGGATCTTGAAGATCGCCCTGTAACCGTATGCCATCGATTTAAATTGCTTAAACGACTTGTCCTTGCTTGGGCGTATCTCACCTTGGAACAAGTCTCCGTTGATCCGGATGTTTCCCGGGTTGTTGTTCCGATACCCACGAGGTAAATTATTTTTCCCCATATTTTACTCTCCTTTCTTCTTTTTATTCATGGCATTGGATAAAGCGTTTGTCAAAGCGTCCTCCAAAACCTTTTGCGTTACAACCTTACCGATCATGTCGGCTGTCTTACTCGCCTGCCTCCTTTGTTTGGCGTCAGCCTTCTCCCAGATAGACCTAACCTCCGTTATCAAGATAAATACGGTCACTATCGAGGATACGACCGGGACATTGGTCAAGAAAGGCAGATGGATAAATTCCCAGAACCGACACACGTAGCAAACCGAGTCTATCCCGCACGCTATACATACGCTACCAGCGTAAAGTATGAACTTACTGACCGTCCTACGCATGCCATACGAATTACGCTCCTCGCCCCTCAATTTAGCCTTGTAATAACCCGAGGCGAAATCCCACCCCATCGCCACCATAACGATGAACATCTCAAACACGACTACAGTCAGTAGCTCCCTCATACTGCAAATCATTTTAAAAAATTCCATTCTTCCGATCCTTTTTTTTATTTAGTTATAAAACCACTATGCTCTCCTCCTCTCTCGCCGCCTCCCACTCGGCGAAATCGCTATCCACACGGTCTTTCAACGCCTTCCTCTCGTTAAGGAACGTCTTATAAGACTCCACGTATGACAAGTCCAGTATGCCTAGCTGGGCGGCGTTGTAGTCGTTCAGCTTCTTTTGCTCCACGTCCTTGTCCCATAGGGCGTTGATACAGGCCTCCAATATCTTGTTGGCCGTCAACGTGGGCCATACCCTGACCTCGTTGTAACTATAGGAGATCACGGGGGCCATATCGTCACCCATCTCCCTTGTCTCCTCTCTAACGTCCCACCGGTACAGGTAGGAACCGTCACCGTCCCGCTCTATTCTAGGCGGCATTGTGTCGCTCCATGATCGCTTCATAAAACTCTGGTTTTAAAATTTTCTTAGCTAAATGCTTGCTATCGCTATCATATATCCAGCCCAGCCAACCGGCTAGACCTGCCTTGTATTCCGTTAAGGATATATTCGGGACTTTATTCAATCTAGCCGCCGCACGACATAGATTTTGCTTAGTCCTCTTCCTTATCCGTATATGCTCCTTGTAAAATACGAAACCCACGAAATCTACACCACGGCCGCTTTTATCCGATCTTCTCTCAGCGATCTTAAATATCTGGTAATTCCCTTTCAGCTCCAACTTCAACACGGCCAATCTATCGATAAGCCACGGAAGTAATACGTTTCTCAAGAAACACTTATCATGATGGAAAAAAGTCATGTCATCCGCGTATCTGATATAATGCCTTATATCTATAATCTCCTTTATCTCGTGATCCAGATAGGCGAGATAAAGATTCGCAAGATATTGGCTAAGATAGTTCCCGATCGGAACGCCGGGAGCGGAATCGATGATCTCATCCAACAACATAAGCAAGCGATCGTCCTTGATCTTCTTCCGAGCGATGCCTTTTAACACCTCATGGTCTATTGACGGATAGAATTTGCGGATATCAACCTTGAGGCAATAGACGGATTCACGATCGGACAAAGCCCGTCTTGTCCTCTTATACGCCTCCGTTATTCCTCTTCCCTTGATACATGATGTCGTATCAGCCGTGAACACGGAAACCCATATAGGTTCCATGACGTTCATTATGGCATGATGCAATATCCTGTCCGGATAATAAGGGAGCTTGAAGATGATCCTTTCTTTTGGCTCATAGATGGTATCAGTCCGGTACTTGGAAGTCTTGAACGTGCCATCCAGCAGAGACTTTAGCAAACGGCTTAGATTACCTTCTTTGTCCTTGTCAAACAACCTTATGCCGTATGAATCCTTCTTTCCCCTTCGGGCTTTCATGTCCGCAAGTATCAAGTTGTCCATATTCGCTATCTTATCAAATAAATTCCCTGTTCTCTTCATTTTATTGTCATTAATTTGCTTTTTATCATAGGGAGTCTTCGGTTTCCCTACCAACACCCTTTATATGGGGAGACTTTTTTCGCCAAGAGGCGAGGCCACCATCCCTGTTTGTTATCTAAATATCTTTTCCCCCTCTCTAAAAGTATAGGCGTGAACCGATGTTACGATTCGCATCGGAAGGCGCATTATTCGTATTCACGTTAGCGAGGCCTGCATTCGACCTGTTGTCCGCGTTACCGCCAACCAGCACCACCTAGGGATGATCGACCCTCATTCCGTCATTCGAGATAATACCTGTTCCCGGAGGCTCGCATCGTCACTTTCCTAGGGAACTTGTCCATCTCCTTTATCTTACCAAGAACGTACTTGATCTCTTGGGAGTTCGTAAAGAATTTCTTGGCATCACTATCCTTATCCTCTAGATTCTCCTTGATCATGACAAGCGCCCTGTCTTTCCCGAACTTGGTGGACACGCCATCCATGTAATCAATTACCCAGAACGTGAGATTCGTCAACTTCTGTTGGGTGATCTCCGGACAATTAAAATGCCTTGAGTTCTTATCCCTTGGGATATTCAAGAACGACAAGCTGCCGTCATCTTTATTCTTTTCTTCTTCCATTTTTATCCTCATTAAACGTTATACAAAAAATTCCCGACGTGATACGTGCGGCTACGCCGACGTTTTACGATATTCGGGGAAAAAGCAAAGGCGTGAACCGACGTCACGATCCGCAGCGGAAGGCGCAGAACCCGTATACACGTCAGCGAGGCCCGCATACGACCCGGTGTCCGCGCGACCGCCAACCAGCACCACCTGCATGCGGTTAGCCGATGTGTAGGTGTAGTAGTAGTCGCACCAGTAGGTAGAACTACTACCGCCGATCTCCGTAGCTACGATATCACCATCCTCACCTAGGAGCATCTTCTTGGCATAACCATTGGTACGGCAGATGTTGCCTTTCTTGTTATAGCCTGTGTAAGATGTATCGCTGAAGTTTGACGGGTCATCGGTAGTCCATAATATGGATAATCCCGCATCGCCCGTGGTGACCTGTATATTGGCCCCGTCGGTGTATTTCCAGATATGGCCGAACGGATTCTCTATGCCACGATACCTGTTAGCCATCAACGTGGCGTGAGTACCGCCGGAAGCGTTCTTCACGACATATGCCTTCTCTCCCGAGCCGTTCCCGAACTCGTTGGTATAGCCGCATGGGATAAGTGGATTGATCTTGTTGAAGTTAGTCCAATCCGTCATTTGCGTTGGTCCCGGACCTAGGCCACCTTGGGCGAAACCGTTTGCGTCCTTCTGGGCGTTGAAAGGCTTCTGGCTGTCCAGCGTGGCGTACTCGACGGCGAATAGCCAGAACAGGGTCTTGTGGGCGTTGTAGGTGTACATCTCCCAACCGCTGCCACGTTTCCTTGCGGCTTGCCGGAATTGGTCTCGGGTGAGGTTGGTGACGGGACGGCCTAGCAAGGAACGGTAGGTTCCGTCCCATTCGGCGGTGTTGTCGCCGCCTCTTGTATCAGTAGAGTTTGTTTTATCCGACATCAATAACCCTAAAGATCTAAGCATTTGCGCCTCACTTGAGCCTATATAGAATTTGCTTATATGCTTGTATCCGGGCAATGGAATCGAAGATAACATCATTTTAAATTTAGTCCCAGTTATGTATATTCTATACCAATGATCGGGAATCTCTACCATTGACGCATAATCTTTAGACGCAAATGTCATCTTCCATGCCGTTGGTTCATGATAATAATATACTCCTCCATTATTATCTAACACGACTCCTCTCATCCCGCTCTGCACCGGCAACTCCCTATGCAGTTGCATATTTCCAACACGCTTCCCGTCCGGGCTTGACGATGCCATGTCCCACTCTACACCATAGGCGTACCGCTCCTCGATGTCGGGGATGTCCTCCCAAGCGGGGGTCCACTCGGTGGAGATGTCGCCGTACTCGAGCTTGATCTTGTGGATGGTGGAAGTTGATGTGCCAGTTTTAGGAGAACTAAATACAACCATATGTGTATTATCAGCTACTGCATCTCCGATATTAGTAATCCATTTAAAAGCCTTACTGGCCTTCCCATTCACAAAGTCAGTCTTACTGAACTGAACCATAGAACCTACTGCACCAGTAGAGTTATATATAGTGAACATTTCCTTATCATCACCCAATTCTCCAAAAATAGTCAATGTTACTTGTGTTCCTTTAGATATCGGTTCAGTTAGCCAATAATCAGCGATATTGTAATTCGAATTACTCACCTCCTTCCCTGATCCCAGCAACAGGTTCCTGCCGTACACGGGCAGCTTGCGGTACTTGCCATCAGCCATCAGAGACTTATCCTTGTCCCCCTTGGTCTCCAGCGTTATCGACACGTCCGGATCGTCATTTTTTGCCTTGTCCGGCGTTATGGTTATCTGACCGTTAGACGGGGTGGATGTGACAACGGGCTTTAACTTATCAACGTCCGTCCTTAGACCGGTGACCAGATTCCGGATATCCGTATCGTCGTAATGGTCACGCAAGTTAGGCGTGGTTATGGTTCCCTCAGCGGAGGTTATCTCCAAGACGTATTCCGTATCCGTGTTAGTCTTTATCCTCACCTTGATGTCTTGCATCACCAATGGAAGCTCGGCGTACGTATGGATACCGTCCGAGAACTTCATGTTTAAATTGCCGTTCGCCAACCGCTCGAAAAGCCATAGCGACGGCGGGTATATGGTGCTGTCAGCCGTCCACTCGGCGGTGGACTGCTCTATCTGTTGGTATACGTAAGCTCCTCTCTTGCTCATGATAATATCCCTTTATCTATTATTGTTACTGATTCATTGTAGTAATTCGCCCCGGTCAAGTAGACGTTCCCCGGCAAGGCGGCACCGGAAGACTCCTCCCATATGGCCTTACCCTCCACTATGTCGTGGAGCTTGTAGAACGTAACGTCTCCGGGAGACTCCCTTAGATAGACCTCACCGCCTATAGGGTAGCTCTTGGTCTCGCCGCCCTCCTCGTAGGTCACGTCGTTCGCCCCCGGGACATGGTCGATCTCCCTTGTCTTGTATACGCCGGCCACCGCCCCGTCCTGTCCTTGCGGGATGGTAAGATCTAATTCCGCCAATGGTACCCCTTCCTCGGTCTCTCCCTTCTCGGTTATCGTGGCTTGGGCCGCCGTTCCCGGGAGACCGGTCGTCACCTTGCCGATCGATATCTTTGGGGAGAATCCCCTAGGGCCTCTCTGCAACACGAAGTTCATCCTGTATACGGGGTTGCCGGATGCGTCCGTGCCCCCGTCGGACAACGATACGGAAGGATACGTGCCCGCCGTTATGGTGCCTATGGAGAATTGCGGGGTCTTCCCGGTGAAGCCTCTCATACCGGAAACGTCCACGATATAGTCGTAGCCCGTCGATGTCCTCAGATACAGCTTTCCGGTATCCTCCTCCTCCACGCTGCCCGTGTTGATGATGACGAACTTCCCCTCCGGGACGCTAGACTTGTCCGCCTCCATAGCCGAGACGGACTTATAGACCTTGTAGATCGTGAACGCCTCCGGTTTCAGTATCCTGTCCGTCTTGATATAGGCCCCGGTAGCGTAATCCCACGTGTAGACATGGAAGTCATCGCCGATATAGCCCGGGTGGTCAGACACCGACTTGGCGTTCTCAGCCGCCGTGTTCGCTTTCTCGGTTGCCGCGTCCGCCCTCTCCAAGGCGTGCCTCACGTCGTTCTCGAACTGGGTCTTCAAGGCGTTCACCTCGCTCACGATAGCGTTCATCCTCTCACGCACATCGGCGGCGGCTTCCGTGGCCGGCCTCTTCAAGTCGGCGAGCGGTATGAGGTTCTGCCACATCCCGTCCTCGTAACGCCACTGTATGTAATCTGCGGTGACCTGCAAGACGATCTGCTTCCCGTCAACGCCCCTCAACAAGGATATGGCCACACGCACGAGATCATAAGCCGAGCCGGATTGCCTGAACACCGGCAAGGACGATATACCTTGCAGGCTATCGGCCTCCTCGTACTGCCCCGGGTCTTTCGACGTGGTCAGCAAGAGGTCGTTGACCGCCGACGCTATCTTCTGGATGTCCTCGGGGGTCACCTCGGTGCCCGATGATAGGATGATGCTTTCCATATTACTCCACCGCTTGACTGTTCAACATCCCGTAAGTGTCGTTAAAGAATTGAGTGGCGATGGCCACCGCATCCTCCTTGCTCGTTATCACGCCGGGCTTGTCCACCGACATGAAGAATTGCCCGTTACGCTCGTAGGCCAGAGATCCCACACGTACCCCGTCCTTGATAAAAGAGCCTGTTATCCGGTCTATCCGCTCATCGGTCTTGACCGAGGCGGAATACTGTATCTTGATACCGGCTACTTCCGAGTAGCCGTTTATTGTCCTAGTATCGCTCGTTATCTCCATGGTCTCATACGTTTAAAATGTTAAAGATCTGACCGAAGGCCCCTGCGGTCAACGTCTTGTCGCAACATTTCTTTATCAATACTGATTCCTTGTCGCTGATATCTAATTCACCCTCGGCGGCGTTGATCCGTGTCATGAGGTTGTAAGCCTCGAACTTCTCGTCTTGATTCATGTCATCGCCGGACGAGTAAAGCCTAGCGCATACTATATCCTTGATGATTTGTACTTTTCCGAACTCGTCCTTCATGTCTTCCCCCTTGAATGTCTTTAGGGGCTTGTTGAAATTTACTTTCATGATTTACTGTATTTTAATTGTTAATATTATCCCAAAGATATTTTAAGCATATTCCCATCCCGCCATATAGCTCCTTTCACCTTTGGATCTACTGTTGACATATACGGAAATGTCATTAATCCCGATGGGGAGATATTAAACAAGACATTTCCTCCATTATCGTAAGATCCAAATCCGAAATATCCCATGGAAACTCGATAATTGGAGACACCTGAAGATGCGTTTCTCATATAAATATGGAATGCGGGTAATGACTGATATCCAGTCATATCATTAAACAAGATCTCTCCTGTTAAGGAGTTTTTATCATTAATCATACGAATACTTCTCGTCGATGGGTCTATTATGATTCTATTCCCATTATCTGAGGTTTGTATTTTGCCTATTATACTTAAATCTCCAGATGTATTCCAAGAGATATTCTTATTAGCTAGGAATCCTGACCCATCATGCCGTAAGACAATCTTAGCTTTATTATTCACGGCTTGTCCATATGTACCTCCAGTCCAAAAACATACGTTATTTACATCTGGTGAAATGCCTCCTTTCACGGAGAGATTATCAATAGAACCGGAACCAACCTCTATCCTACGATTCAAACTCATGCCATCGTTACTAAACCGATAGAAAGCACTCGTTATATCGGAAGCTTTATTTACATCAAAGACTGTGTCATTAATAGTATCACGCAAGTTACTATCAAGCATTGATATAGTTACCACACCAACAAGGTCAATCCTCTCCGCCTTGATCGTGGTGGTGGTTGCCGTCTGGTTGATATACGATATGATATTATCGCCGTTCTCCAAGCTCTTGGCGGCGAACAACGTATTTCCCTGCGTAGTGTTGATCCATCCCGCCGTGTCTATCTCATTCCTTATATTGTCCACCCTAGTGGAGATACCCGTGATTTGTCCCGCCTGTACCGACAAGTCCGACTCCAGCTTCACCTTCACTTGGTTTGTCGCCGTATCGGTATAGTCCTTCAACTTGTCCTGTATATACTTGTTCGCCGTCTCCACGGCGCTCTCGAACGAGGACATGGCAGTGTTGAAGGCCGCAAATTTCTTATCCACGTCGGCCGTCTCCGAGGCCGTGGTCTTTCCGTCCGCTATGGCCGTGTTGATACTGCTTATCAAGGCGCTTATAGACGAGTCCAAGACATCCTTGGCCGATTTAAGACCGGTCTTGGCCGCACCGTCAAGGTACGTGTTGGAATACAACTTCGTATAAGTGGCGGTCACGCTGTCCTTGGACGTGTTCACCGTATTCAGGTACTTCTCTATGGCCTTGGCCTCGGCCTCCGTTATGATACCGTCGGCGAAAGCGCCGTCAACGTATGTGTTAAGGCTTGTCACGGACTGGTTAGCGTTATCGGCGGCGGTCTGGGCGGCCTTGGCGGCGTTATTGGCCAGCGTTATGGCCTCTTGCGCCGTGGCGAATTGCTCCTCCGTCACACGGGCGGATATCTCCTCGGCCATGACCGACAACTCAGCGTCATACTTGGTATATATCGCACCTGTCTCCGAGTCCACGTACTCCTTAGTGGCCAGCAACTTTATATATTCCTCCGTCTGCAAGATCCGCGTCTCAAGCTTTATCACGGCATCGGCCAATCGGTCGTTGAACAACGACACTCCATATATCAATATCTCGCCGGTGAATCCGATCCTGAAATCCCCGGTACCGTCCCATTTGCCGGCTTTTGACAGCTTGACGTACTCGTCGGACGGATCGAGGGTCAAGGAGTCGTACAACTCCTGCCCGGCGAAACCCACCGTCAAAACACCTCGTCTCATGACCTTGTAAAACAAGGAGAAGGAGAACGTATGACCCTCATCGCTCTCTTCCAACTCAGGAACTTTCATCACGTCGTTACGCTGGAATATATACGTGTCCTTGATGCGAAGCACGTTCCTGTTGCCATCCCTATAGATATCGGAAACCTTCCTCTTGTCCGAGTAAAAAGAACCGCCCACCCACAGGAGATTGCCGCTCACGTTGATGAAATGGATGTCGTTGGCCTCCGCCCAATAATTCGTGTCCTTCCCGAACGTGGAATTGACAAGTATATTCCCGGATTCCAGAGACATGTCGTTCCTCACCCCCTCAATCTCGCTCCTCAGCTCCCCGTTCATCACGTAGAACTGCTGCTCCACGGTCATGCCGTTATCGAGGTATATGGACGAGTTCTCTATATAGATCCCGTTCAGGTAAGCCCCGTAACCCTTCAGCTGGGTCCCGTTCTTGGTACGGATCATGGAGAGGTTGCCTAGCTGGGCCTTCAGCGTGTCTTGCGTGGAAACGCCCGTGATACCGTCATATACGGCAATGAACGGCGCTCCTTGATCCGCCGATGTCAGGTAGATAAGGCCCTGCCTAGTGGTATCCCTGTCGTTACCCCATCGCATGGCGAAATCCCCAGCCTCTGGCTCGCCGGTACCCTCTATCAGCGGGTAGGCCACGTCGAAATAGTCGGATGAGATACCGATACAGCGACCGAATAGATATTTAGTGGACGTGATACCGTTCCTTCTCTGTATCCTCACTCCGTCACCTTCCCTGAGGTTCATCAGCATGAGACCGTCCATGTCGTCCATGTAGCATCTCCAACGATCGGACAGCCTCTCGACCCTCCCTATCTTGTTGATATCGGACACGATCTGGTTGCCGCCCAACCCGTATATCTGGGAATACACTATCTCGTAGGCCGTGAAGGTCTTCCTAGCGAATATGTTGTCAAAGGTTCCCGTGGCCGTGGGGATGTCTATCTCCGTGCCCCAGCCGGTGAAGCCGGGGGCGAACGATATGGAGCCGATCTTGTTGCCAGCGTATATGTCGGAACGCACCTTCAACGCCTCCATGATACCGGAACCGTCGGCCTTGATCTCCCAGCCCTTACCGTCCATGCCGTCAAGAAAGATGGAGGAGCCTATCTTCTTGTCGAAGATGATCTCCCCCACCGCCTCGTCGTTGATATCCTTGCGAAGATACCTCTTATCCAAGTCCTCAAGATCGAGTATGTCACAGGTATCCAAGCCCGTGACATGGCCGAAGTCATCTAGCAATACGGACGCAATACCTTTCTTCTTCGTCTTATTTATACTCTCTTGAGAAGAGGTATCCTTATGGGAAATCGTATATATATTATTGATATCCGATTTTATCTCTATACCCGGACCTTGTGCCAAGGAGAAATCGCCGCCTCCCCCCTCACCTCCGCTTCCGGAACCTTGACCTCCTATCCTTCGCACCTTATTATCACTGGCAAGGATGAACAAGGCGGGGTCTCCGGCGTAATCATTCACGAACAACTCGCCCCTCGTCAATCCGGAGAGGTGCCATTCCTTGGTCCCGTCATTTATAGCGACGGGAGGAGGAGCTGCTTGCAGCTTACCCTCGGACATCACCGTATCCGACCCGTACCATATATGTTTGGTCAATTTCTTTTTGCTCATAACGAATCCAAGTTTGATTGATTGACAAAGGCCCCCACGGAATCATCATACACCAGAACCTGCCCGTCCTTGGCGTTTGCCACGTTCACGCTTATGGAACCCGTGACCCAAGATCCGTCCGACTGTTCCGTGAACCCGTTAAAGGAGATATTCTCCGCTCTCTCAACGTTAAACGTATAATCAAACAACGGGTATCTCTCGGCTATCACTTGCCTCTCGGGTACGCTGGACTCGCTCCGGACATACCTAACGCCGTTTATCCTCACCTCGGACAGACAGAATATGTTATTGATCAAGCGGGCCATCTCGAAAGGTACCCCCTCGTTATCCCCTATCGTGAGCGTGTCCACCTGATACGGTACGGCGTAAAGCTCTATGATCTCTTGCCCCTGTGTCCTGAACTGCTCGTTGCTAACGTTAAGGGAATGCCCATCCGACTTGAACCCTCCCTCTATCCATAGCTTGAAAGTCCTTTGATTGTTTCCAACCTCAAATACCGCCCCGAACGAGGTGATATTATCCCTGTTGGTATAGGACACCTCCGTCAGCCCCTCCAATTCCCCGTTATCGCAAAACCGGAAGGGGAGACTGCTTATCTGCCCCTCACTCCCGATTATGGAAGCCCTATAAAGGCTATTCCCTCTTGGAACGATAAACTCCAGAAGCTTATTCGAGTCGTTGATCTCATAGGATATGGGGGATATGACGAAGCTATCGTTGGCGCAAAGGTCGAACAACCTCATAGACAAAGTGGTGGAAGGGGATACTACGCATTGCACGGTTATATTCTCGGCATTAGAGAAGCGTTGTATATACTCACGCTCCATCTCGATGCCGTTATAGCCCACGTCAAAAAGCAATGGTGATATCTTGCTCACGTTTATCATACGCCTATAAACGCCAAAAGAGCCATACCCCGCAGGATACGACTCCCGCCGGGTATGGCTCTTAGGCTCTAATTTCTTTTTTGTTATGTCCTACAAATATAGGGGATAAGGATCAATTGTCAAAACAAATTCATGTAATTTTAGACAATATCAGCGAATAGGATGCCGTTTGGTATTTCCCTATCTTCTCCGTTATCTCGCTAACCCATCCCTCGTACGATCTCCCTGCGTACGAGAACGATAATTTGCCCCTGTAATTACCCGGGAACGGGGATAACCCCGGGGTCTCCAAGGACACCTTATCAATCCTAATCCTCCGGTCGTTAACCGGCAGGGATATAGGAAGGGTCTCCGATACGCCTCCTATCGATATTGAGGAGTTTCCGTCCGAGGCCGTGAAAGACAGGTAATCCGTGCATATCCCGAGCCTTTCCTTATTGACGAGAAGCATATTTCTCGGCGAGTAGGAGGCGTTAAAGATAGTGTCGGGGAACAATACTCCCGTAACGGCATATATAGCTCCCCCATTCTCTTCTCTTACCAGAACTAACCTATCCCCATCTTTCCTAGCGTGGACAATAAATATGTCATTGTCGGAATCCGTATCCTTCGATTCCTCGTCACGCTCGTTAGCGAGAAACTCCAATCCGTAGCAATCTGCCCTATACGGGCTTATCAATGACAATATGTTGTCCTTTATGTCCAATCCCGTGCTGAAACTGCTCTTGAAGTGAAACTCGTCACGCCCGTTTATCTCATCATAGTCCTGCTTGTCGAATCCAATTTCAACCCCAGAGTATATCAACGACTCATCCACGGATAGCTCCATATTGCTCACGTGATCCAATTCTTTCGTCTCATTGACGAAGAAATCATTCATATGCCGGAAACGCACGCTATTATCCAGTATCTCGTAATCATACCCAAGCAACGCCTTGGCGAAATCACAGAACTTGGAGAAGGACGTATGGACCTTCGCGTCCTTTATTCCTCTCACGCTCTCAGCGGCCATCATCCAAGGTATAGGCATGGAACCGGAGACGATATCGCCGGACAATGACACGCCCATCCTTGATAATAACGAGGATAATAGTTTTTTAGGGGAGAAAGCATCTATATTTACGGGCTTGTTGCGAGCCGAGTAATCGATATATAAATCGTAGTCCCTTGATATCTTGATGATCTCATCGATATCCTCCCCTATAGACGTTACGCACAATATGTAGGCGATCAGCCTGTCACCATCCCTCATAGCGTAGGAAAGGCTCTCATCTACAGATGTAACGCCCGCTGACGATCCATCTTTGCTTAGCAGTATGGCTTTGTCGGACTTCAGCTTATTGTCGGCAGACATATGCCTTATGTGCAACGATGTCACCGCCGTGGTCAGCAAGTCTACGACCATTCGTATCCTTAGATTTATCTCGATCTTATCGACAAGGCACAAGGCGAAATAACCTGTCTTCCCGGCGTTATCGTACGGGATATCCATACCTACGTCGTAGACCTCCATCACTCCCTTTACAGGCGTGCTTATCTCCCCGTAAGCCAAAGGTAATAACGTCTCCCTGCTCTGAAGCCTTAAAGCCATGAACCGATCGTAATCGGGCATCAACTCGTTCTCGAAGTTTGGGGTTATATACATCGTTGACTTGTTAAGTAGCTTTATCCTGTCATAATACAATGTATCCTCCTTTAACTCCGACACCGGGATATCGTATACCTGCGACTTATTGGCGTTGATGATGGACGCTACGCTATCGTCAATGGCGTTTATGGATATCGTATACCCGTCGCTCTGGTACGTGGAGAAATCGAGCTTGCAACGAAACTTCTCGTTATACCCCCAGCTATCGTTCAACACGCCTATCACCAATATGGCCGAGGCTTTCGTATAATTGGATAGGTACTCGGCCTCAAGAAGGTCGTATGCCCCCTTCACGAACTCGAACTTGTTGGAGAAGGATCGAACGACACCGCCAATATCCTTCCTCTTAGCCGATATCTCCACGTCCTCCCAGTTCTTTAGGTGATCGGTCACGTCATACCTCTTCCCCCCTATCAATAATACCGCTTTTATCATACGCATATAAATAAGAAGAGCCGTCCGGGGACAAATACGTCTCCGGTACGGCTCTTTGGCTCTGTCACAAAGATAATGACTATTAAGATAATATCAACTAATCAATCGTATTATCTTTCTCGATCACCCGCAAGAAATCCCTCACGCATGACACGGCCCTCATCTTGTCCATGATATACCCGTCCTCGTAATTACCCTCGCAACTCAAATTGATAAGCGTATCTATCATATCGTCCATATCCTTAGAGAACAGGCAAGTGGACATACTCTTTATCTCTCTCATCATTTCCGGGGTTATGGTCAAGTTCCCTATTACCAACTCATGCGCATGATCAACCTTGATCTCGTTACCGTCGGCTCTCACGACGATGCTTTTAATCTCGTTCTCTTTCATATTCAATCAATCTTTTAATATTTCACAATTATTTTCAAGTCACAAAATGTTAAAGTCTTGGGTATACGTACTAAATCCGTACATCTAATCTATTTAGGTCACATTTTATACTTGGCATAGTCAAGGAAAGGAATCTTTCAAACAATCCTAGTAATCTTACCGTCACCGGGATCACCTCCCAGAAGATGGTTTATGTAAGCCAGCCCCTTCTGGGTTACGAGTACCTTCGTCACGACAAAGCCCGGATGATTCTCCCTCTCAATAAACTTCTCGGTCATCTCGAAATACCCGGCGTTGATGTACTTCTGTTTCGGCTCGTTCCGGTTGGAGAAGAACACGCCTATTTCTTTAAGCTTCTTGAAGAGGATGTTTCTTCCGAACCCTAATTTCAATATCTTCGCAGCCATACCGATATCAACCTTGTCCGAGGTCTCGAAAGCCTTGTCCGCAAAATCGGCCTTGGGCTGGAGCTTGCTGATAGTTCTATTTGCCTGTTCTATCTGCTCTTGCTGCTTGGCCGCCAACATCAACGCCTCCGAGAAAGATTGTGGAATCTGGAAACCTCCAGTCTTGATCTGCTCTTCCATACGGTTGAAAGCCTCAATATAATCTAACTTGAATTGAAGGGCCTTATCACCAGTAAAGCCCATGGTCAAAAGAGTAAATCCATCACGATTCATAACATACATTATATTACTTTTCCCACTACTATCAACGTAAGTAGTTGAAACAAAGTACTGAGCCGAAATATCGGCTGAGTCAATTATTCTTTTTATCGACTCTATCACATGCTTATGCTGTTTATTAAATTTCTCAGCGACCAATAAGCTGTTCGTGAAAATGCGATTATTATCGCCTTTAAATACTAATTCTTTCATGATCTTAATATATTTGTTATTGAAAATTCCATCAAACCCTCCGGCGATATTACCGGAGGGGCATCTACTTCCGATCCTCTCCCCATCGTTCGAGTTATCCCGCAAGCCTTACGCAAGTCATGTCGCTTATCACGCTCATGAACCGATCGTAGGTCTTTTTATTCCATTCCTTATGATCCGGCATCCAGTCATTGAATATCTCCATGTAGACCACCTCGTGAGACCTGTCTTGTACGGTGACGCATAAACCGCCCGTCTCCGGCATAACGCCTACATTTATATGTACCGGTTTCCTTCCGATCATACACTCCAACGCAATCCTTTGTACGTTCTTCAATACTTCTATCGTTTCCATATTCCTTATATTATTAATGTATATCAATCACCCGAATAAACCCTGTTAGCATAAAGGCTAGCCATACCGACATGAGTAAGTCTTACAGCATGGGATCTTTCCGCAAGTTGCACCATCGCTTTCGCCGATCCCCAAGCCTGTTTAAGGCACGAGCCGAATGTACGTCCGTATATTGCTTCCTTCATGATCTCACTCTTGTTGTATTTCTGTGTTGCCATTGTACTGTTGTTTTATTTTGATGATGCAAATGTATAGTTAAACCTAACGAAACACAAGTAAATCGTTAGGTTTAACTAATCTTTAACACAAGTCCAATGTTTAATTAAAATATATCAAAAACTATATTTCGAATAGTTATTCCTAATCATATATCATTTTTATATTTATCTTTGCCGTTAGTAATAACTAAACATTCATCTGATGGACATAAAATCAATTATTAAGGCTCAAGGTTATACTATCGAACGTATAGCTGCGGAATGGGAAAGCAAAAACGGTAAGCCTATAACACGAGGTGCTTTATCTCAATCAATTAATAAAAACCCAACGGTGGAAACACTTCAAAAGATAGCAAATGTGATAGGGTGTAAAGTCGGGGATTTCTTTTCTGATGAAATCAATAGTAGCAAAACGATCATTTGCCCCCATTGTCAAAAATCAATATCTGTTGAAGTGGATGTTAAGATTAAGATGGAATGATATAACCTGCAATCCTCTAAATAAAAATCATGAAAGTTTGTTTTATGCATACAATACATTACCTTTGCGATACAATATAATACATAAGTAATATGGAAGCAGTAATAAGAAAGCAAACCTCGTTCCGTTTACGTGAAGACTTGTTGCAAGTCTTGCAGGAACAAGCCAAGAAAGCGAATAGGAGTTTGAATAATTTTGTAGAGAGCACCTTGATGGACGCTGTATACTCCGAACCGAATACGGAAACGATCGCGGCTATAAGGGAAGCACACACGACCAAGAATAAAGAAACGTTCGACAGCGTGGATAGTTTGATGGAGGAATTAATGAAGTGAAAAAGAAATTACACCCAACAAGCCAGTTTAAGAAAGATTTCAAACGTATTCAGAAATTCCCAAAAAAATCGCAGCTTTTGAATATATCGCAAATCTGCTTATAAATGACCATCCGATTCCACAAGAATACAAACCTCACATGTTGAAAGGTGAGTATAAAGGTTGTATGGAATGCCATATAGAAGGGGATTTTCTTCTTATTTGGATTGACGGAGAAATAATCGACTTGCTTAGAATTGGTAGTCATTCCGAGTTGTTCGGGAAAAAGAGGTAGACAAGGTTTGTACTACTTAAATTAAGAAATATGTTATCGAACATGTAATTTTCTCCTATACCATTTGCTTTTGTTAACACTATTATCTACTTTTGCCCCGTCATTAATTAAACTAAATCAAGTCATGAGGAAAATGCTATTTTTTGTCCTAGCGGCAATATTTTTGCTAGGATGTGAGAAAGAATTTGTCGATATCCCACCTAAAGCTAGTATAACTGAAGACAATGAGCCTATTTTAACTTTCTTGGAGGAAGAAGGACTAAGGCCATCCCAATCTGATAAAATAAGCGATATATTGGGAGATATAGAAGAGGAAGGCTATAGGCTGTTATTAGGCAGGAGGTCTGATAATGCTTGGTTTTCAAAATTAGATCCATCAGGCAATGAAATTTGTTGTTTTGAATTACCTCCTTTAAAAAAATGGAAATATTCTCATTATAATATGAACTCTGTTCTATTTAAATCCAAAGACCATATTTTTGTTAGAGGATGGTATTCCAATCAAAATGATCCATCTATAATGGGTTATGATTATGATGAGATAGTATCTATTGTTGATTTTAACAAAGGTGTCGCAACAGACCATCTGGATATTGTTTCAAACGATACGCAAAACAATGACTATAGATATACACTCATGGAGTCTAATTATAGGACTCTAGTACTTAGATCGACTTCGTCTTTTAAGAATCAACATCTATACGTAGTTGGCTCCGAAGGTAAAATATTATATCATAGAGACTATGATAATAAGATCGAAGGGCCTTATTTAGAAAATGGGGTCATATTTATTGATGACGAAATAGCATGTCCAATTATAGAGAAAGGTATAAACATGTATTCTTCTATAGCCAAATTACCAATATTTAATTTAAGGACATGGACATTGATAAAAAAATTAGATTCTGAAAATGGATTGATCCCAAAAGGGGATAGATACAACGAGCCTAATATTTCATATAAGACAGACACGGTATATCTTGAGAAAAACAATATAATATACGCATATGGAGAATACAAAAACAAAAAAGATCCAATATCAGACACCAATATTGAGACATTGCTTGATAAATATTATTATGAAATAAATATTGGATCTTATAATGTTGAAGGCCCATTCAAGTATTAAAACAATTCAAATCATAAATCAAGTCATGAAAAAAGTTTTACCTATTTTTCTTCTATTAATGCTATTTTGTTCTTGCAGTAATAAAGACGATTATACCATAACTTCTATTTCTATTGATAAAACAAAGCTAGAATTGAAGATTGGTGAAAGTTATGATTTCCAAATGTCCCATTTCCCTTCGGAGGCTCCTTCTCCCCGATATAAATGGGTTACATCTAAATATTTTCCGATAAATGGCCCCGAAGATGGCTATGAAATAGCATCTATTGATCAAAACGGAACTATAAAAGCTTTAAAAGAAGGTGTTACAATTGTAAGCGTAGAGACAATTGATGTTTTTGATCCCGAAAAAGGTTATCCTTTTTTTCAGTCATGCAAAGTAACCATAAAACCCATAGTAGGTGAATCCATAACATTATCCAAGACAGATCTTGATATGAAGCCCGGAGAAACGGCTTCGTTGACGTATACCATATCACCGGATAACGCCACAAGTAAAGATGTCATATGGAAAACCAGTGACCCTAAAGTAGCTTCGATATCCTATGGTGGCTTCACATCCAATGCCGAGATTACAGCAAAAGGCCAAGGTGAGGCAACAATCACCGTAAGCCTAAAGGATAACCCCAAGGTGTCTGCTACTTGCAAGGTCAAGGTAGGAGCGGCAAAGCTTGAAAGTATCAGCTTTGAGGAAAAAGAAAAGACAATCATGCAAGGTGAATCAACCAAGTTAAATCTTGTGTTTACGCCTTCTTATGCTACTAATAAAAACGTACAATGGACATCCTCTAATAAGGATATAGCGGTCGTTGATAAGGAAGGTAACGTTACTGGAGTTCATTTCGGGGAATGTACGATAACCGCCAAAGCCGAGGATGGAGGATTTGAGACGGCTTGTAAGGTCATAGTAAAGCCTATTCCGGTAGAAAACATATCTTTTCCCTCACGTTACTATGATATCGAGATAGGAGGGGAAAAACAATTAATTGTAAATTTTACTCCGGAGAATGCGGGAAACCGTAATCTTACATGGTCTTCCTCTAATCCTATAGCCGTGTCTATTGACAAGACCGGAAAGGTGAAAGGGAATACGTCTGGAAGTTCAACAATCACAGCTACCAGCGAAGATGGTGGGCATAAGGCATCCGTAGAAATATATGTAGTTGAAATAGATCGTTTGATGAACGTGTACTTCCCTTCTTCATCCGTCGTTATTCTCAATGGATATTACACGGGAAGTATATCATGCGCCATCCGAAATAATAGTTCTCATGCCGTAAACCTAAGCAAATTCTACGTCGTTGAATCTAATACCTATAAGACTGTATTAGAGACTACGGATATGTCTATATTAGGAGAATTAAAGCCCGGAGAAACAAAAACGCTTAATGCTAGATTAAACTCGGTGTATGAGCCAATATTCCGTTGGGAGTTTGAATATAATGGAAATTCATATTCTACGTGGACTAAATATGGAGATAAATAAGCCTTGTAAGTAATACTCTAAAATCCCCTCCACCCAAAAGGCTCTGGAGGGGATTTTTTATCCCCCTTGCTGTCTCACGACATGAGGGAGGATTATGAAAACTAAACCAAATCATGTCTATATTTTGCAAACATGGGGTCAGCCTAATTTTCGGCACACCCCTTTCTCTCTGATCATATTGGAGATAATATTGTAGATATACTCAATAAAACGATGCTTCTCCTGTAGAATCCTCATAAGTATCTATAACAAAGGCTAAACGCATTTTTGCGTTCAGTTCTTCATCAGATGAATTTAGTGAATTTTCGATTGAACTTCATTATCTGTTTATGTTTTTAACAAGCCTCTTTATTTCCTAAGAACTTGTTCACGAAGTAAACCTGCCCTTTTCCGGTGACCTTCGGCGTGATAGTAGTATGTAACACCCCGTTATTACCAGATCTTACGCCTTTCTTCAACTCGAACAAGCCTTGCTCCACGTATTGCTGGTTAGGGATATTGTATCTCTCACCATGCTTTCCGAGATATCCATTGTCACGCATCCATGCGAACAATCTTTTCTCCCCGATGGAATACCCGTTTTGAGCGATCAGCTTGGCGAGTTCACCGATCAGGCAGGAACTGTTCGCCGATTGAACGGCGTTAGTAAAAGCAACGGCGGGAGCGGCCTCGGTTACTTTCCGTTCGGCCTCGATACGCTTTCGTTGTTCCTCTTTAAGGTTTGTGGCCAATTGGATCAAGAAATCGGGCGAGGTCAAGGCTTTCTCCAGTGTATCGTTTGTCATATACGCTCCATGTTTGCGGATGGAAGGGAGAACCTCTCCGCATACCCAGTCTTGGAATGGTTCGGCTTGCGGTTTGTCGGATCGCATGATTACCTTGTAAAGGTTCTGCTCATTGATAAAAGTTAACGTAACTTCTTGCTCTGTTGTGATACCATATTGATTAGTAGTCTTTGAGACCCCGTCGGTCAAAACTACCCCCTCTGGTTTTAATCTTGATTTGCAGTCTCTTGGATTTTTTATTTCCAAAACCCGGCAAACGTCCACAAGGCAAAATAAAGGATTCTCACTTGTCCCGGCTACTCTCACTTCACCGAAACGATCGTTCTCAAAAATTTTAATTGCTTCCATATCTTAAAATTTTAATTGTTCAAAATATTTTCTCCCGCAATTTTAGCCATAAGATCAAAACGACTTTGTTATTTTGATTACTTCGGCACCTCTTAATGAAAAAGCCTCCCCGACACGAGCCACAACACATCGTATCAAGGAGGCTGTTAGCGACCGCTGTCGCCCAAAATCTTCCTAGCCTGTCGTGGTAGGCTGACCAGTAAAAACAAAAAGAGCCACACCCCATAGACGTGACTCTATCGGGTATGGCTCTAAGGCTCTACTGTCTTCTTGTATGTCCAGCAAATATAACTAGAAAGAATAAGAAAAGCAAGTTTTACGCTCAATTCATCCTTGATCTCTTGTAATTCTCGAAATCGATGCTCTTACTACTCTTGGATATGGTTTTAGATAGCTTGCCTATCTCCTTTTTTATATCATTATTAGCCCTTATTATCCCCTCGGCGTCGAAATTATTGACGATCTGAACCGGCTCGCCTCTCTTGTTGTGGGTGATCCAATACATGTTATCCACGAAGCGACTGAGGAAAGCCGGATCATTGAGATCCGGAACGACCTCGGCTCCCGCCGGCAATGACAGCAAGGTGGGCTTATCCGGGGTAATGTACGCTTTATCTCCTACCAATACCGCCTCGCTACGGCCTCCATCGCCAACGATAGCCAAACCGCCGGGGTGATTGTCGGTACCATGGGCGTATTTGGGGATGGGTTGGGCTATGATCGTGGCGAGTTGCACGGCTCCGGTAGCCGCTATCATTGCTGCAAAGATAGCTCCAGCGATAGGTCCCGTTTCTTTGTAAGCTACCATTATCGCCCGTGCCGTGGCCGCAATAGTCTGAGCTATATCTATAGACTTTTGGAACTTGGCCTGTCTAGTCTGCAACTCAGCTTTTTTCTTCTCCAGTTCCTTGTTCTTGCGGCTGGTCTCTTCCTCCGCCGCACGCTTGCGGGCCTCGGCCTCCTCTGTCGTTATTATATCCTTCTCGGCAAGAGCGTCTATAGTCTCAACCTTAGCGTCATACTCATCTTGGTTAGCCTCTATTTCAGCATCTACATTATCTATTTGACGTTGAAATAATGAATTACCGATTGATATGATAGCAGATATAGATTCTTGTATCAAGCGCTTTTTAGCCTGTTCTACTTTTTTTCGCTCCTCTTCCTCTCGTTTGGCATCCTCTATGATTTTATCGCTGGTCTCTTTCGATAACTGAACACGGAGGCGAGCGATCTCCTTCTCTTTCTCTAGCCTCTCATCGCCTTCAAACAAATAAAGATTTGATTCAAGTATACTTAATTGACTTTGTAATGACTCCATAGCATACTGATGCTCCAGATCCGATTTCTGTTTCTCATACTCTTTTTTCTTGATAATCCCTTGCTCATATTGTTTAGTCAAGGCATTAAGCTCTTCGTTTATCTCTATCTGTCTTTGAGAAAGGAGTATCTCGTTCTGAGACTGCTCCGTAGACATAAGACGTTTTCCGTAATCATTGTATAGAGTCTCTATTTGCTTTAGATACTTTTCCTCTATCAACGCCCTGTCTTGGCCTGTTTTGTCCGCCTCTCTTAATTCTTTATCCTTTTGTAGTTGTAATATATCCAAGCGAGCGTCAAGCTCTTGCAAACTTCCCTTTTCTGCAATCGCAAGACGATTTTGAGCCTCCTCGTTAGCCCTTTGCTCCGAGATCTTACGGTCGAATTCCGCCAATTTCTTGCTTCTCTCAGCCTCTATAGCCTCAATTTGCTCATTAACCCTTACGCCTTTCGTCTTTACGTCGTCGATACGCTTTTGGAAAGATTGCTCCAAGAGAAGACGGTCTTTCTTATACCCCTCATCCATCACATTAAGACGGGCCTCCTGAATATTCCGTTCGGCCTCCATCTCTAATTTCTCCCTACGCTTGGCCTCTCGTTCTATCTGCTCCTGCTGTCGTTTAAGTTTCTCCTCGTTAGAGGATTCTCTTATACCTGCGCTCTCTAATTCACTCCTTGCGGCTTCCATCTGCTTTTTGTTATAGTTGAAATAAGCGAATCCTGCCTCATCAAGAGCATCAGCTTGATCATTCAAAGATTTAACATCCACTTCTATAGCCTTCGCATTCTCCTCAGCAAGTTCTTTCACTGATTTTACGCCAAATCTAGTATCTTGCATAACAGCCGTAGCCGCATATTGCCCTTTTTCTCTTGCCTCATCTGCTTTTTTTTGTAGATTTTCGGCTTCAATCCTTTTTTGTAAAGCCTCAGCATATTTTTCTTGAGCTAATTTTTGCGCAGCTGCCGCTTGTGCCCTTAATGACATAGCATTAATAAAGGCCTCCGTATTATCTACTAGCAGATTCTCTGCGTCATTAACATCCGTAACTGACACATCTAATTTCTTAAATTCAGAGGCATTGTCGATGATAAATTGCTTCTGCTTATTGAGATTACCTCCTAAATTATTCCATTCAGCTTGTAAGTTGCGTAATGTTACAAGATTCTCCCCATATGATGATGTCGAGTTCTTTAAAGCCTTGGCATAATCCCCGGTGGATGAATTCAAGTCTCTCTGGGCTTCCGAAGCGGCCTTAGCCGAGCTAGAGGATGACAATAAGTTTTTACCCCACTCAAAGATATCCTTACCATATACGGTAAGTAGAGTTATACCAACCGACAACAAGGTATTCCAAGACAAAGCGGACTTAGCTATCTGCTTCCACACAGGAACACCTTTCAGTCCCTCCTCCCGTAAGGCGGCGTTCTCCTTCCTTATCCGAGATATTTGGTCTACCAATATAGGGATATTGTTAGAGATAGCGAGAAAGCCGGTCTGTAGAGATACCGAGAATGCGGGAAACTCACGGGTTAATTGATTGATTGCGTTTCCCATTCCATCCCATGTGGAGACATAATTACCCACGTTTCTCTGATGCTGTCCCAGACTTTTATCAACAGATTTTACCTGAGTGTCCAAAGCCGCTATATTCTTTTGCAACTCTACTCCTAACTTGCTGTTAGCGGCTTCCGTGGAAAGCATCCGATACGCCTTTCTCAGCCTCTCCAATTGCAACGATTGCTCTTGATAACTATCGTTGGCCGAGTTGATCATTTTTGTCTCATTCGTAAGAATGTTCAACAGCTCTCTCAAGGATTCTCGATGAAGCAATTCAGACCTTACCAGATCCTGCCTCTTTTGCACGGCATCTTTAGTTGAGATAGCCCCGCTTTTCTCCATTTTATTCAATTGGCTTTTCTCCTTGGATAGTTGGGCCAATATCGTCCTTTCTTGAGCGACCCTGCGTATATTCTCCTCCCTAGATCCCAATGTCTGGTCAATGAGTCCCTTCAATTCCTGACTTATGACAACCTCTTGTTGCTTGGCTTTCATGTTCTCCGAGATAGCGTTTGATTCCTTGGCTATGGAAGAGGATGATTGATCTAAACTATTTTGAACTTTCCCAGCTGCTTCCGCATATCTCTTGTTAACCTCTATCAGCTCATCAATCTTTCTCTTGTACTGGTCATTGGTCTTATTGAGAGTGTCAATCGTGCTTTTAAGCGCTGATACATTTTTCTTGTACTCCTCGATCTTGGCGTTCAACTCTGACAAGCTTGAGGGATTTATCGTCAACCCTTTCCCTATCTCTTTTACCAACCCGATATAGACATTCTGCGTATCCGCTAATTTCCTATCCAGACGCTCCAGTTGATCAAACGCCTCTTTCCCTACTATATCAGTGATCTTAGTCTCGTTTCCCGCCATAATTCTTCATGTCCTCTAATTGGTTAAACATAATCCTTATCATATTCCCGTACTCGGCCGCGGTGAACGTGTCAGGATCGATACGCATCTTGAAATAGGTGGACACGATCATCCTCTCACGGGTGAAATCTTTATCCTTGGGGTCTACCACCTTAGACTTGTTCCTATCCAGAACGCTCAGGCTATATTTCACCTGCGACATCTTGGACTGGATTCTCTTTTTAGCGACGATCAGATCTTGCTCTCCCGGCTCCTCCGGCATGCGGATACCTACCCTGCCAAGAATATCCGAAGCGTCAGCGTACATCATAGCGTCTATCAAATGATCTGCTGACTCCAACAGGATAAGCTTGATATTGCAATCCACCGCCCTTGACCGATCCTCTATCTCGATAGCGATATTCTTGTTACCGGTTATAACGGAATACTCGTCAATAAGCCCCATCGCCGCTTTCCTTAACTCCCCTTCGGTGGGCTTGGTCCTCCCTCCTTTTATAAGGGCGTTAAGATTTCCCTTGTACATCTCGATGAACTTGCATAAGGGTATCTCGTCGCATGTCGTGTATATATTCGCCATACTATTTATAAATAATGGATATATTCAACAATATCGCCTTTAGATACCATGGCATCTAAAGGCTCGAAGGCAAACGTGCCATCCGTTTTACGGATAAGCACGTAAATGCGTTTATCGGAAACGGCCATCTTGATAGCCAGCCTCCTTATGTTCTCGTATGTGGCCATCGCCTTGTTCTGCGAGGCGCAATTGCACGGCTTTATCATTTGAACCCGTATTTCTTGAATAACTTATCCAACGCGGGAACAACCCGCTCCTCAATCAAATAAGCCCTAGCCTCCGGGGTCAAACCCAGATGACCGGGGCCGTATTTCTTCTCTAAAGCGTCGTCACCGGCATAGAAACCGATGGATCTCGTGACTATCTTGCCACCATCCTTGCCGCCTTGCACGATCGGCGTTATACTGGCGTGGTAATCGCCTCGTATGATAAGGTTGGGGGTGTTAGGGTCCCGTGGCGGAAGATGGAGTATGTCGGAGGACCTAGGCGGGGTTATGCTTTCCTTCATCGCCTTATACCATCTGGCCTTGGCCCTCGCCGCCTTTGGGGTCTTCGTCGTCTCCACGAAATACGGGTCATCCAGATAGGTAGGCTTCAAAGGCTCCTTGTTCTCGTCTAGCCCGGACATGAGTTGATCAGTGATCAAGTCATGGATCAATCCCTCGCTCTCCCTCAAGCTGTTCGTAACCTCCGGCCAGAAGTTCTTCTCCAGCGTCCTCACGGCGTTCGCCACTCCCGCTATTGTCCCCATGGTTCCTCTCCATTATATCATAAGCGTCACCTAATATCCTCCTTCGATCCGCCATTCCCCGGTCAAGGAAGAAAGATCCCTCGTGAGCCTTCACGAAAACCTTCCTTCCCATACCGAGACAAGCCTCATCATTGAACGATACCCCGTTTATGACCATTGCTCTATACCTTTAACGTCCTCTGCGTATAACTCGGACGGTCTCTTGAGCGCGGGAGTACCGGAGGACGGGGTAAGAGACAACGTGCCGTCATCGGGATTATACGTGGCGGCTGTCACGTTATTCCACACGGAGGAGGAACCTAATAGCGTACCGTACATCTCTGTCAAGTCAAAACCGCCATAATGCTCCACGACCTTGTACTTATTCTCGCCTGTAGCCAATTTCTTGACATCCACCCAGACCAATCCCTTCGCCTCGTCCAAGATATCGATATCGCTGGTGAAAGATATAGCGTTCATCCATGCTTTCTCAACATCCTTATAAACGAGGTTGATCGTAAGCGATGCGTTCTCTCCGGAGCTCTTGAACCTCTGTCCGCCCGGATAAACGGCACCGAGCTCATATCCCCTGAAATCACCTTCCGTATCGGTCTTCTCGCCATATACGACATTATTCTTGTCGATGAAGATCACCCTCATGCTCTCGTTCTTGAGCTTCATGAGATTGGTTCGCAAGCCCTCGTCATAATCGTTCATCGTGTAAGTCTCGACAAGCTCGCTATAACCCGTGATCTTGGACGAGCCATAACCGGTAGCCGATGTCTGTGCCTCGCCTCCGGAAGTGGCGTACTCCGCTATCGTCGAGATCGGATATACACGGTTCGGACGGTCGGCGTGGGCGTACTCTCCCAGCTTCGTGTCAAAATCGGATATCTTGAACATCATACCTACCGGAGTGAGTATGATCGCCTTGATATAGTCGGGAACGAACGGACACTTGCTCGTGCCGGTATTGAAAATCTCGGAACCGCAGTCCCTGAACATTTTTACTGCCATAATTATCTACATGTTATATTTTTTACATTTAATCTTAAATCCTTAATATCAATAGCATCTATGCGATCGTCGAACTCGCTTTTCCCCTCGCCATACACGCCAGCCCTTCCATACCTGAAATTATCGGTCTTCACATGGGATACTATCGCCCCGGGGCCTATATCAAACTTGCGATCGTTGGATATCCTCCTTATAAGGCTGTCATATACCGGATACAACGTAGCCTTGAAGGACTTCTCCAATCGCTCCTCATTGGTATAATTCCCCAACGTATTCACGGCTATTATCAAGGAAAGGCTCACGGACGTTAATGAAGGGTTGGACTTGTCCTCGTCGAACGGGGAATATAACCCTATCATAGGATATTTCCTTCCCGCCGTTACGGGTGCCTTCCCCATGGCGGAAAGCGTCTTGGCCATATATTGCCAATCACCGAATTGGTAATTGACCATATACCCAACGTCTTTTGAAACGCCAGCGACGATATCCCTGAATATATCCACCAAGACATTCATATATTCATCTCATTTATATGGGTCAATATATTCCTGTCAATATCCATGTCCTCCTTGAAAGACTCCCTTACGCGATCCGATATCCCGATGTTGATATCCACCATATTATTCCAAGCTTGGGTCATCATCCGTGAGGTATGCGCCAATATCCGCCTCACGTCCACGTCATCGGACGTGGAGGATACGGATATTAGCGTCTCGTTTCTCTGGTAATGAAAATAGACATACATAGCCATGGGAGACCTATCCGATCTCAATATCCCTAGGATATAATCAAACATGTCGTTTCCCTTCCTGCCATTATCGGCGTAATCGACGAATGAGTCATAATATCCTCCCATGAGCGAGACGAGGTACTCTTCCCCGTAGGTCTCGATATACCATCCCACGTTCTCCGATATGGCTCTGGAAGCCTCATTGGAGAATCCCCCGTCCTCCGGTATCACGAGTCCCTGTATCCTAAGGTCTCCCTTGAAGTACGCATTGTCTATTATCATCGCTATTTATCTTTATCAAGTGACATTTTCGAGTCCCCGAAGACGGATGTCTTGGTATCCGTGTCCGGGATGCTCTTTCTTGTCCCAACCGGGGTCTTTGAGGATATATCGATCATGCCAAGCTCCTTTCGTATGGAATTCTCCTGAATGACCTTGTCGACCTCCATCTCCTCACCCGTTATAATTATAGAAACCCTCATGTCATTATGTATTAAGAGGATTTCTTGATAGCGGTCAATACGTCGGATAACTTGCCATAGGCGAACGCCCACGGGTTGTATACCGGCATGATAACCTCCTCGTCCACGATCACCGCCGTCTGGTTTTTCAATCGGCTCTCGATATCATCGGCGAACTCGATATTGATAGAGGTATAATCCACCAAGGAGGCCCCGTTAACCATATCCCCGACGAAATAATACCCCGGCATGATACAAGTGGTCTCGACAACGGGTCTTCCGGCCACGTACTTCACGCCGTTCACCAACGTCACGAGATTCAAATCCCGCCCCGACGTGTCCTTCAAGGTCTCGATCTCAAACAAGGTGGATGGGTTCATGGCGATCATATTCGGGGTATACTCAGCGTACGTCATGACACCGAAGATAGCCTTGACAGCGTCCCCTAGGTTCGGGGATGCGACGGTGTTGAAGAAATTATTCTTAACCTCGAAGGTAGCGGCGGTGAATACGCCGGAAGCCGTGAAAGCCACCTCTACCATGATCTCCCGATCGTTCATCTTATGGATATCGAAAGTTCCGTTCAGGTCCGTGAATGTGGTTACGCCCTCGATCTTGATCTTCTGGCCGTCAACGATCTTGTCCTGCGGGTTGGTAAACTCCACGATAGTGGCTTTTCCGCCATTGTAGCTTCTCGCTCCCTTGATAGATCCGGCCTCTCCGCTGACAACCGCGTCGGTTATGATATCGGATACGCATTTAACGCCATCGTATTTGGTGATACCCTTCAGGTTATCCCCCGTCCCATCGCCGAACATGATCTGGAAATCCTCGGCCATCCTCACCCAAGAGGATAAGCGATTGATCAACCATGAGCGGACATATACCCTAGACTTGAGCAATCTCTTGGACAAATAAAGGAAGGTACCGACACGCTTAACCTCCGAGCTCTCCTCCTTTAACTTGAAGGATGATTGGGATAACCGCCCGTTCTCGGACACGAAAGTGGCGTTACGATCCAAGTCGTAGATCAACTGCCATGTCAACATCGGGAAGGCGGGATCACCCTGATCGACGCTCATGAGATTACGGAAATTGATCTTTTTCTCGCTTACCTGCGTAACGACCCTGTTTTGCTGCTGACTGATCAAGATATTGCCCGTATAACTATCCGTCATACTGACCACGTCCTTCAAATCCAAATGGAAATTCCCGGAGGACTTCGTCTTACCATCTACATATTGCTTGAATTTCTCAGAGTCAAGGAACTCATTGATACTTTTCTCAAGAGGGCTATCCCCCCCCAAGGTGATGCCACGCCCCTTCATTTGCTCAATCTCCTTGCCCATGGACTTGATGATATCACGAATCTCTGTGACTTCCTTATTGTTATTACCGGAACCTAGGGATTTAAGCTTCTCGCTAATCCCGGACATCGTCTCCTCGTACTCCTTCCTGTCTATGACATTAGCTCCGTAATCCTCCAGACACTTGTTGACCATCTTCTCGATAGTCCCAAGCGTTTGTTTCTCCTCGTCACTCAACTCACTCTCCTTCTTGGCGAAACCGGAGAAGGACAATACCGGCGCAACCGCCAAGGCATAGGCCGGATCGCCCACGCATGCGATAACGGCAAAAACCACCAAGGTCAACGCCATGATAGCGAGACCTCCTAAATTCTCATAAAAACCTTTCTTCAACATAAATAAATTAATTAATTGTTATTAATAAGATCACCTAGAGACCCTAAAGTGCATCTAGCGGCTTTATGTTTCTCTATCTGAGTGGAGTCTTCCGGCTCAGATATAAGGGTGTTGCTTCTATATATTCTGGAATAACATTTAGGACAGCGGACATAAGAGGCGAAATCATCAACGGATTTCTTGGAGTTGATTATCTCCAAGATACGGTCTTGCAACTCCGGCTTGATCTTTTCCATCTCCTGATATACCACATCCTCCGTTATCCATCGTGAATAGTCACCGACGGCATCGATCACTTGGCTCTCCAACGTGTGTTCCGGTACTGACCCATAATCGAAAGCCAGCCCGCAATGAGGGCACTGTACTATATTAGATCCGATCAACGCTTTCTCTACGATAGATATGTTAGCCTCAAGAGCCTTGAGCTTATCTCCGCTATATCTCTTATTTAAAGCGTCACGCATCATATTTATATGATCTCTCAAGTCACTACCCCTCAATTCCTTTATATCCATCAAGAATGTCTGAGGATTAGCACCCCAATGGGTCAGCGTGCTATACTCGCCCAAGAACCACTCCTTAACGATAGCCGGGTTATTGGAATCCCGCTTCACGGCCCTGACGCCCACGGAATGCTCCAAGGTCTTGCCATGATCCCTGTATAGCTTGTAATCCTCCAGCGTCTCTACGCCTATCTGCTTCTTTAGATTGATCTGCCCGGTCATGACCAGATTGCCATCCTCCTCCACTCCCTCTATAGGGCAGCCAAGAAGCTTGGTCTTGTCATGGTTGAGAAACCACTTGCACCTGTTGAAATTCTCTTGGAGCGTCTTGGAGAAAGAACCGGGAGACGATATATCGCCGTCGCTGTCCTTTATCCCGATACCATTAACGGCCACCTTGACTATTCCTTTCTCATCCACGTCCGTGGACTTGGTCTTAAATAATATGCTTCTATACGGTTCCATGTCGGTATAAATAAAAAGAGCCATACCCCGCAGGATACGACTCCCGCCGGGTATGGCTCTCAGGCTCTAATTTCTTTTTTGTTATGTCCTACAAATATAGGGTTAATATATTAAAAAGCAAAACTATAGAATCATTTTTTATCATCATCAACATCACCCCTATCGTCATCGCCCTCGTCGGACGGTTTTTTATTATCAGAAGTCCCTCCAGAAGAGGATGAGACGCTCCTTGATGGACCGCCAGACCTAGCTAAGGATATGATCTCCTTGACCAAGGCCAATTCCTCGGTAGACATATCGTAAACCAACTTGTCATACAAGGGGTTCCCTACCTTGCTCTCCCCTATCTGCGCTCTCCAGTCATTCAGCGTCAATACGCCTCCCACGAATTCCTTCTGGCATTTCTCCGATACGATACGCCTCTTCTCTACCATATCCTTATCACGTACTTGCAATACGCTTACGCCACTAAAATCCACGTCTATATACATGCCGGACTTATCAAGGCCAAGAAAGGAGGTCATCGATCGGCAGAATTTCCGGGCCTCAGGAATAACGATATTGGAATAAACGGATATCTCGGCGATATCCTGATTGTCGTATTTGGCCATATCCTTGCGTGGAATCAGCACTGAAGGTATACCATATATACCGGCTATCTGTATAGCGTCCGCCAAAGTCTCCTCGAAAGGCATAAGTTCTTGGATGGACATGTTTATCCTCACGAACTCCGTAGGGACATCCACTATGCTCATCTGGGACCTGTCATTAGTCAACCCATAATTGTCATTCCACTCCTTCCTTATGTTTCTCTTCTCCTTGTCGGTGAGAGGAAGGGAACCATCAGCGTCATATTTCTTGCTTATCAGCAATCCCAAGGCCCCCCTTTTAACGTATATGACATTCCTTGCCTCGTACACGGCGACCAAGTTGGCGATAGGATAACGTTGGGTCTCCAACCTGCTACGTCCCTTTAGGTATGAGCTATTCAATCGCATATTTATATCCTTGTAGTGGATGACCAGAGACGGGTCTATATCCATAAGTCCCGAGCTGGTGGAAATACGATAGCTGTTGATTATATCCTCCTTTGTTGACGGCTGGAACAAGGGAATGGACATCGGGCTGTTTATCACGACCTGATCACTTGGCAAAACCCAATAGGTATCGCACCATTTCCATAGCTCCTTAGGCTTTATCCCCCCTACAGACGGGGAGGCCTGCCAGAATCCATTACCTGTCACATACTTATAGACAAAAAACATCTTAACCAAATCCTCGAACGAGAATAAAGGGTTAGGATCGCTAAAAAAACGGTTCATCTCCTCGTTATTGAACACCACGGAATCATCCTTCGCCAATTTTAATTGATAATTGCCGCCCGCTATCCTGCTAGCCAAGAAATCCACGGGGAAAAAGACCTCTCCCATGGTCTCGAAAGCCTCGATAAAATTCCCGGAACAGGTATAGGGGCTGAACACCCCCAGATAACCGGACAAATCCACGAGTCCTCTCGACCTTGGAGGACGATCGGGCACATTCGCCACCTTATCCTCTTTCCTGAAAAAATCAAACAAACCCATAATATATTCGTTTTAAATATTGTTTCGTACCAAAATCTCCGCTATAGCGGATAGGCAACACAGCGACTCCCCTCCATCCTTGCCTCCATAATCCAGCATATTCTCGACAAACGACAGATAATCATCCTTATCCTCGTAATTGTCGAGAAAATAAAATCGATCTCTCACGGTCTCAGAATGGGCGGATATCCTCAGCCTTGCATCGGAGGCCCTCCTTCTTATCCTTATATCGCACTCCCCGGTCTCCCTTATCTCCCTAGCGATAGGGAAATAAGCCTTGTCGCTCTCAAACACGACATCACTCCATCCTATAGGGCGCAAGAAATCCCTTAGAACCCCAGCCTCCGTGATATCCCTCAACGAGGCATCCAGAACGTACGCCTTCCCGTCCATCAATGCCACCTTTGCCATACCCGCAAGCCCGTCAGGATTGACCGCCACATAAACTATCCTCGTGGCGTTCGATATATCCAATTTTACGTGATCGTAATATCTCATATCCTCCTCCTTATTTTTATTGTGCCTTCTTCTTAACGAGAAAGACGTATACCTATCCTTTAATATCTCCGTGACAAAATAGCGCTTGGCATCGCTAAGGTGACCGGCCTTCTCGTAGGACTGACCCGTAATCTTGTCCTTTACCCTCTGCTTGAGCATCGCCCCGTTGATATCCTTTTTTACGGTAATATAATCGTTTATCGACGTATCGCAACTCTCGTCGATCGTGATGGAAACGTCTTTTATATCTCCAGAATATATGGCGTTGATAAACTCCCCGGTCATGGATACGGAAGGGTTCGACCTAGGCAATCTGTCCTCGCTACGGAATCTCTTGTCTATGCCCTCCTTGAACTTATCGAAAAAAGACCTCTTATCCTCATCGATCGTGTTACCCGCCTTGGTAGATACGTCACCATACAAATATACCATGTCATCGTGACCGATCTCCTCCAAGTACTTGACCGTGATCTCGGCAGCCTTGGTGACCGTGTTGAACGGATCGGACGGGGTTTCCTCGTGAATCTGCCTTATCCTCGTTATATCCCCGGTCTCAACCTGCCAAAAAGAGATGGAGATATAAGGCAGGACGTTGTTATCTATCGATATATGCACGGGAGCCTTGACATATGGGCACTTGCCCTTATGCTTGGCGGGGTCGAAGGCGTGGAAGAACTCGCCACCCGTCCTTATCGTCCCCCACTCGCCCAAGGCGTATATCAGATAATAAGCGTAATCCCTTTCCTTGTCCCTCTCGAAATCCGCTATCGTCTGAGCGTCATAAAAGCCATACGTGCCATCAGGAGACCCTACGACCCAGAAATTATTAAGATAGGTGGACTTGATGATAACCATATCCGGGCGGTGCGTCTCGTAAGTCTTTTTTCTTGGGTTGTATATGGTCCGCTCGGAATTGACCCATTTCCTCCCTACCTCGGAATATTCCTTTGGCAGTATCTTACCCGTTACGCTATCCTTGAGCTTCCCGTACAGATGATTGTCCACCTCGGTCAATGTCTCGGTATCAAATATCTTTTTCTTGATCCAATGATCCTCCGATATCGGGTTAAATAGAGCTACGATCTTCTGTCCCTTGCGACCACGGAGACGCTTCCTTATCTGTTTCAAGTCGGATTCATCGAACTCGGATATCTCCTCGCAAAATACGTACTGATAAGATTCGAGGCCCTTGATCTTCTCCGGATCGTCCAGCCCTTTGAACCGGATAATGGAACCGTTGAAACACCTTATAAGGTTTTCTTGGAATTTGAAAAAAGTATCTATATGCAATGATTTAGCCGCCTCTTGGAACGTCTTGTAGATACTGTCCGCTATGGTTGCTCCGGTCTTCCTAAAGACAATCGTGTTATAGCCCTTGGATATACATTCCAACAGGAAGGCTTGGGCCGCTGAGAAAGACTTGGCGGAAGACGATCCCCCGTACATGAAGATGAACCTTATATCGTCATTCCCCAACGCCAGCTTCAAATGGTGAAAGTTCGGATTGAACCTCTTGTAGCTTATTATCCTCCTGTTATCCGTCTCAGCTCCCAAAATATTAAATATAGAACAATTATAAAATTATAAACCTCGTATTTTTTCTAACAAACATATCCATTTATTTAAAAATAGAACACTATTCATCTATTCCGGTATCTATTCCGATCAGCGATTTGCCAAGGTCTACCACGGTTGGAGCGTCAAAGCCAAGCATCTTGCAGATACGTTCTATGGCTTTCAGCTTATCGTGCATCTCTATCTTGACATATTCCACGTCAATGATCTCCGGGTCATCGCTCGTCCCTATATTTTTCTTCAGGATTTTAGTAGATATGCTCTTGATAGCCGACTTCTCCTTGTCCGTTAGACTCTCGAACTCCTTGCGCTCTATCCATGTATTGTGGAGGTGGGCTATGGACGAGAACGCTATGTTACCTAACTCGCCCAGTAATTTCTCCTTGGTTATATCAGATTTAACTTTCTGCTCCTCTTGCAGTTCCCTTACCCTTGACTGAACCTTGACATCATCCAATAAAGCCGAAGCCTTCTCCCATACGGACTTATCTTTCCATTTATCGCAAGAGTAGGCACGCCTGTACGCCTCGGAAGCGTTCCCGCCGCACTCGATATAGTAATTACAGAAATTCTCTTGTTTTTGTGTCAACCTCTTCATTTTCCCATAACGATTTTGATTTCTTTCTTGCATTTCTTGCACCAGCAATAATAGACCCCCTTGGAGCCATAATCATAGTGGCCAATCCAATTATGATGGACAGGACAGTAAACGTCCACTTGTTGCCTTTGAGATGAGTTGTTATAAAAATCCATAAGTGACCTATATTATATTGTTAAACATAATATCCAATCAATAATACAAGTCACAAACTTGAAGCAAATATAGACAAAATTATTTATATCCTAAAATCGCAAGGTTAAATTGGGTATATTCGCGGGGTTAATCATTTATATCATGAACGAGGAACTAAAAAAACTGCTTGCGTGGTTTGATAACTACGAGATTACATTTAACGAGATAAGACTGTCACAATGTCAATATATCTTTGACTTACGAAAATTTATCTCTGTCCAAACGAACTCTGTCCGAAAAAATTGGGACAATCCGACATTTGAGTATGATATTTTGAGCCTATATCAGCTTAAAAAAGTGCTAGAAGAAAAAGAGAAAGAAAATATGCCATAAAGCATAAAAAATAATCATTGAAAAACTTGCGTACTATCAAATTTGATAGTATATTTGCAATACAGAAATAACAATAGAAAGGGCGGCAACCTATAAGCGGCGTAAAGACATGGCAACTTTCAGAAAAGTTAATTTTGAGATGAGAAGAGGTAACGGTTATGGTCAATATGTGATCGAGGCACGTTACAGGGGGCAAAACATAAAGGTTCGTACCACGGATTCAGAGGCTTGGGATTGGATCAATGACGATTCAAACGAAGAAAAACATAATGATGCCCGTCGGCATTGTTATTTAAAAATAGTAGAGGCCTACAACAATTTATGAAACAAATAGAACTTAATCTACCGGAGTGGGTATTTTGGGATGCCCACTCTCATGAAGGGAACTTATTGGGAAATCGGACAATCATCGAGCATGTACGCTCGGCTTCCGTTTTTGAGGTGTTTGATAGGGATTTTGACTTGATAGGGCTTAATCCGAATGTATTGACATTTAAATTCAAGAACGAAGGATCAAGAACCGAGAGGCTGTTGATGGCCTTGCATCATAGTTGTACTCTTGATCCTGTGGAAGACCGGGAAATGTTATTAGGGATAATGAAAAAATGTGCAGTATGGTACTGCAATTACTGCGATTGGGAGGACGCCCAAGATGAATAATAGAGAAAGAATCGGCAAAAGAATAGCTCAGCTCCGCATGGAGGCTGGCGTGTCTCAATATAAATTGGCGGAACTTACAGGCCTAGCCCCGGGTAATATCGCCCGGATAGAGACAGGAAAGTACAGCACGGGCATCGACCTGTTATCAAAGATCGGAGACGCTCTAGGTTATGAGCTTGATTTTGTCCGGCATGATACCAGTCTCTAAAATTGTCCTATTTGTCGCATGCCAAAAGTATAACGCCCGTGTTTTTTCTGACACGGGCGTTTTTTATTGGTCCATTTTTCCTTTTCTATAACTCGAATTATCATGCAGTCTCCACCCTATTACATACTACACTATCTATATTTTTAATTATCAATTTTTTAACTTGAATTTCACAATCATTACTACCTTTATAGAATATGCTGAAAATATCTTCCATGTCAATCTCATCCTCTTTATATAAGATTTTCCATTGTTCAACAAATATACATTCAGCCCTTTTCAAAATCTCTAGCAATTCTACAAGACGATCGCTCTTTTCCATAACATTTACGTTTTATTATTGATAATTTTTTAAGACATGCACAATTTATACTCAAGGTTAACGCTATAGTCTCTTGTCGCACGATAAGTAATACTGTTGCTATAATGCCCATTCCTATAACCTTTGTCGGCTTATGAAAGTTTATCATATTCACATATTATTTAGCATTAATGATAAAAAACATATTACCCACGCATCATCATTATATCCCTTCTCATCTCCACATAATCCCGGTAACGATCCGGATTGTTAACGTAATCAATTACCCTTGATATCGCCATGTCCGCTTGAAATTTTTTTACCTTAGTATAATAACGTATCACGCCTTTCGACTTATCTGAATGCCCTAAACAATAATCTATGACCCCATCCGGGATTCCTATCTCGGAAGCGTATTGAGCGAAAGATTTACGAGCGGAATAATACACCACTTTTTCCGTTATCCCTAACGACTGCGCCAATTTGGATAGCGAACGAGAAAGATACCTAGAGAAATTAGGATAGGAAAACTTATATCCGAAATCCAACTTGCCAGTCCTCTTATCCATCCATCTATCTATAATATCTCTCGCTTGGTCTGGTATAGAGAACACGATCTTATTGCCTCCCCTCGTCATATTCCTAGATTTAGTCCTTACATATTCCAGCGTATCGATTCCACGGAAATCAATGCCGAGTAGATCTATAAGATTGATACCTCCAAGATAAAACGACAAGCAAAACAGATCGTGCGCCACCTTTAATCGACGCTCCGAAGGATCGGCCATTCGCAAACGATTAAATGACTCGAAAGATATGTCAACCTCACGTACGGGAGAAGTCGCTATCTGGAAGTTTACGAAAGGATGGACATCATATTTCACAAGCCTTCTTTTTATACCCTTATTGATTATAGTCTTGGTATGTCTCATCATCATGGAGTTCGTGGCCTCCCCAATTCCCTTTTTATTCCTCAAGAACCTAGAATAACCTTCTATCAGTTCTGGAGTGATATCGGAAAGGAATATATCCCCTTTAACGAACTCGGTAAAATACCTGCAATTCCGCTCGATCAGCTTTGAGTACCCGATACTCCCATTATCGATCAACTCCCTTTCATAGGATGAGCTTACATCCTTGAACGTAGAGATATCGTTATCCCCTGTTGAATTAACCAACATGCCCTTTATCTGCACGCATGTATATAAAGATTGGTTCTTAATCGAGTCAAGCTTGTCTTGATACTCATTAAGCATATTCCTCAATCTTTTGTTTATAAAAGAAGCGTCCGGTCTCTTTACGACTTGACCGTTCTTAAACTGGGACTCGCTATCTAATATCACGTTCGTCACGATATAACAAGTCTCTCTCTTGTGGCAGACCGCCACCCTGACCTTGTGCCTCCCATCCTTGAGAGCCTTGGCCTTGAAAAGTGTCAATTTTAAAGTAGCCAT